CCGGAGTCGGGATCAAATGGACCCAGGACGAGGGCCACCCCTCCTCCGCGAGCCCCAGCCACGAGCGCAGCCATTCGGTGGGTCCCATAGCCCTCGTCCGCTGGAGCCGTTTGTACCCAAGCCAGCCCCAGAAGTCCAGCTCAGATCGGACCAGTTTCGCGTCAATCTCCAGTGTCAAATGACTGATCAAATTCGCACGTCTCCCTCATTCCACCAATTGTTCATTAGAGCCATCTCCCTGCCATTCTCTGCCAATTGGACGCTTCAGCTGGCCCCTAGTCCAGGGCCAATCATCGCGTCAATTCTTCCCTGCTATTGCCCAACTTTTTGGCCTCCCCGGAGAGCCAATTCTCCGCAAAGTAGTTTTCCACAGTTTTGCCCCTCACCCCACCCAGACGCAACATCGTACTACGCATCACGTACGATGGAGCCTAGTAGCCGTCCGCGGGCCAGCCGGGGTGCGCAAGTCCTCCACCCACTCGCGGAACTCCGCCGCCAGTTCCCAGGCCTGTATTCGCGGGTCGCCCTCGACCACCCACGACTCCATCCCGGGACCTCCGGCGTACGTGCGCAGGACCTCGCCAACGTACCCGTCCGCTCCGCCGCCGTGACGTGACGGCCAGCCCTCGTCCGCGTGCAAAATGCGCGCCACCCGGAGTGCCATGTGACGGGTCGCGTCCACCCTGTGGTCGCCCCTCCCCAGAGCCCGTCCCTTGCGCTTGGCGTGCGCCATGGGCCACAGCCCCCACTCCTTCAGCCGCTTGTCGGTCGCCCACCCCTTGGCATCTGACGGAGTCTGCTCGCAGACGGTCACTCCCATGGCGTACTGCGCGTCAGGCGAGGACCGCCCGGTGAGCGACAGCCGCCCGTCGAGCCCCGCCTCACGCGGCACGAGCAGTGCCTTGAACCCGGCCGCGACCTCGACGCCGGTGAGGTCCACCGTCACCTGGCGGAGGGCGAATGACTCCAACACCAACCAGATTCTGAACCCCTCCTCGACGCCGTACGCCTTCCCAACCCTCTCGCCGCGCAGCCGCTGCTCGATGGTGGTGTCTGCCCAGAACAGACCTCGTGCCACGCCGGTCGCCTTCCCCGGGTCGATGGCCATCACCGCGAACCTCATCCAGCCTCCTCTCGTGTTTGGGTGCGCCCGGCTAGCTGAAGGGGTGGCGTGAGCGGGTGCGCCCTAGAACCCCTAGAGGGGTTCGGCGCACTCCCACCCACCCCCAGTGCGCCCGCCCACCGGGGCGCACCGGGGCGCACTGACCACATTCCCGCTGCTAATCCCATGTTTTCAGTGCGCCCCGTGGTAGTACATTGTCGAGCGGTTCGGGCCAAACTCCTGCCTCAGTGCGCCCCGCCCAGTAAGTACAGCTAATCCATCCCGTACTCGCTCCCTCCGGCCACCCATCGCACGCTCGACCTTGGACTGGCTCATCCCGTCCTCGATGACCCCCAGGAGTTCGGCCAGGTACACCGGGTCATTCGCCTCCTGCTCCTTGCGCTGCTCCTTCTGTTCCTCACGAGCCTCCTCCCGTCGAGCCGCCTTCTCCCGCATGAAGTCCTCCGGCAGGTACTCATCCCCGGCTGCTCCCCGGGTGACGTCCCAGACCATCGAGGTCCCCAACGACAGCTTCTCCATGCGCATCGCCTTGAGTGGTCCGTACCGGTTCTTGTCGACGTGGAACAGCCCCGCCTCGCGGGACCCCATAGCCTCCAGCTTCAGCACTGCCTCGCTGAACATCTGTAGGTGTTTCGTTCCGCGAGCCTCGCCCACCGCGTTGGTGTGCTGTAGGACGATCACGGTGATGTCGAGGACGAGGGCGAGCGACCTCATCCCCAGCGCAAAGTCCCGGGTGTCCTCCACGCCGTCCTTGTTGACCGTCCCGTACAACCCGGCGGAGTCCACGATCACGACCCGGACGCCGCCGTGTCGCAGGACCTCCAAGGCGAGCCGGGCGAGTCCGGCCGGGCTCGTGATGTCCCAAGTCGCCTGCGTGAAGTAGCAGGGAGCCGCCCCGTTGAGGTCCCCGCGGGAGCGGACGAGAGCCCCGTACACCGGTCCCAGCTGCTGAGTCCCCTCGCCCTCCAGCATCAGGACGGAGCCCTTGTCCACCCGGTAGCCGTTCCAGTCGTGGCCCCGGGCGATGGCGTCCGCGATGTCCGACACCAGGATGGTTTTACCCACGCCCGGAGCCCCGTACATCACGGTGTAGCCGACCTCTGGAACCCAACCCTCGACCTGCCACCGCGGCGGAGGTTGGTTGAGGATGTCCTCGACCGTGAGCCACTCAATCCGCGGCTCGCCGCCTGCGAACATCTCCAGGACCTCCTCCAGCTGCTCGCGGAACTCGCCCGCCCCGGACAGGACCGACTCGACAGCCTCCCGCTCCTTGTAGCCGTCCTCCGCCTGCTCCGGGACCGGTGGCGGGTCCTCCCTCACGAGGTCCCTCCAGCCTAAGCCATTATCCAGGTGGTCACTGACGTCCTTCCCACGCGCTGGCCGCCAACACTCATAGGAGGCTCCGACCTCCCTCAGAGCCTCCATCGTCCAGTGAGCCCGCCGGGAGCCGTCCACGTCCCGGTCCCAGATGATCATCACGGTCGCCCCGGCCAGCGGGCGGGCGAGTCCCGCGGGCCACTTGCCGTTCTGGGGAGCAGTCGTGGCAGGACCAAACCCCTCCCTCACGAGCCGGTCCGCGTCCTTCTCGCCCTCGACCAGCACGATGTCCAGCCCCTCACCGACTCCCGCCACGACCTCCGGGAGCCGGTACAGCACGTCAAGCTCAGAGCCGTACCCGGCGGACCAGCCCGACTCTGTGTAACACTCCCACGCGAACCCCTTGGGCTCAAACCTGATCTTGCGGCGGATCGGCTCGCCCTGGCGGGTCACGTAGTGGTACGTCGCAACCTCCCTCCGTTCAGCCCTTGCCATTTTCTGCCAATCTCTGATCGCGGACCATAGACCCTGGGCTACCCCCCAGGTGTCCCCCAGAACGCCTCAGAAACCATGGCTCCGTCATGCCTCTGCCCACTTCCTGGGGCAGGCGTGGGGCGAATAGGTGGACGGGCACGAGTCCGGCTCTAGCGCACCCACCCTGCTGTCGGGTCAGTCAGCCATTCTCGCGGGTCCACCTCATCGAATGCCCCGCGGTCCACCCGCTCGCGGATCGTACAGCCCCGGTCAAAGTCCGCCTGGAACGGGCACCGGCCGTGCGCGTAGCAGACAGGGCGGAACAGGTTGGACTCCGCGATGAACCGGAACTGCCACTCAGTCGAGCGGTCCGGCGGCTCATACGCCGCGAGAGCAGACACGATCTGGGAGCCGACCAGCCGCCACTCAAACTGGGCCTGTGTACACAGCCGGTTCCCCAGGTGGTCCACGAGGTTGCGGAGGTTGGTCTTGTAGTTCAGCCGGGTGAGCGTGTCGTGCGGGAGGAGCCCGCGAGCCTCCTCCGCGGGGACGCCGTTGGCGATCAGCGACCGGTACGCCTCCCACGTGTTCTTGATGTGCGCGTTCCAGACCCGCCTCGCCTGCTTGTTCGCTCCCACGAGCGGACCCGGGCGAGCCGCGATGTCCTCCTTGACCGCGAACCGCATTGACTCCTGAGCGTACACCGCCGTCCGCTGGCGGACCATCTGGTGGGTGAACGCACGTGTGACGTTCTCCACCATAAAGTGGAGGTCCACCGCCTCCAGGGGAGCCTTGAGGTGCGTCGCATTAGCTTGGTCCCACGCCCAACGCCGCTCCTCGTCCGTTAGCTCCATCAGGGACCGGATCACCCGACCCTGGTACATGAAGGCGAATGCCGCTATGGACCCCAGCGGGTCCGGCGTGGCGGAGAGCAGGGTCACCGTTGGCATCCCGTGTCCCACGACCGGCTCCGCCGGATACATCGCCTTGTCCACGTATGTGCTGACTTCCGAACCTTCCGTCATCTCTCTCACTCCTGTGCTGCGCCAGGTGACGCTCGATGGTGTCCAAGGTAGCTTCTGCCATCAGTGCCCGCTCCCGCCAGTAGAGTGCGTCATGCGACTCCGTGGGATCGTTGAGCAACCAGCTGAGCAGGAGGACCGTGGCAGAGCCGATCCGTCCCGCCTCCCATCTATAGAACGTTGACCGCGACACTCCCGCCTGCTCCGCCGCCTCCTTTGGGTCGAGGTCCCGGGCCAGCCTCGCCTCGCGGACGAGTCGCCCGATGAACCGCTTCTGGTCACTGCTCGCCTCTGCCCACTCGTACGGTCTCATGGAGTGATCACCCACATCCGCCGGACGTTGAGCTTGCGTACAGCCGACCTCGCGGGTTTGGACGCCTCGACCAGGAGGAGGTCGGAGCCCGTGTTGAACTCCATGATGTGGTCCCGGTACATCGGGAACCGCCAGCGGTCCACCGTGATCAGCAGCTGGTCGGTGTCGTCCTCGCCCGTCAACAGCGCCCACTCCCTGAGATGGGCGTCCTTCACCTGCGCCGGGTCTAGCTCGACGCCTCTGGCCCGGTTCTGTTCAAAGATGTCCCGGATGTTGAGCTTGAGGAACGTCCCCAGCCAGACGCACTTCACTGCTCGACCCACCAGGCTCTCGTCCGCGAGGTCCACGGCCGTATGAGTCGGCTCCGGGAGCCCGTGGCCCTCCTTCAACCACTCCCTCGTGTTGGCAATGTTCCGGTCGAGCAGGAACGCGCCAAACGGGTCCTCGTCCTCCAGCCATGCCTTGATCTTCTCCGCCGTCTTGGGGCCAAACCCCTTCAGCTCAACGATCTGGTCCCACGAGGTCGGTTGTCGGTCCCTCGCCCACTGAGCGACCACCGCCGCCGTCTTGGGTCCGATCCCATTGATGGCCCGGAACCCTGCCCTGATCCCGCCGTGTCGCCCGACCGGGGACCAGCCCTCCTCGCTCTTGGCCAGCGAGGGACGCCGGACCTTGATCTGGTGCTTGTCCGCGTCCCGGAGGAGGTTGCGTGTCCGCTCCGGGTCGCTCGCCGCCTCTGTGAGGCTCGCCGCGTAGAACACGTTGGTGTGATACTGCTTGAACCACTGGGTGTAGTAGCTCAGCAGTGCGTACCCGGCGCAGTGGGCCGCGTTGAAGGCGTACGCACCGCTGGTGACCATGTTCCCCCAGATGCGGTCCGCGAGAACCCGTGGCATCACCCGCTCCGCTCCAGCCAGGAACTCCTCCCGCCTCGCCTGGAACAGCTGCTCGCCCTTCTTGAGGGCGATGATCTTGCGTATCTCCGCGACACCGGCCGGAGGGAACCCGCCGATGTCCCGGGCCACGCTGAGTATCTGCTCCTGGTACACCATCTGAAACTGGGTCGGAGCCGTGATGGCATCGTACGCCGGGTGGACCTTCTCCGGAGCCCGGAGCCCCGCCTTGATCTCCGCGTACTCGCGGGCGGCTCCGTTGTGGAGCGGTCCCGGGCGACAGAGGGCGATACAGTCCATCAACTCGCTGAACCGCTCCGGCTGGATGCCCGCCGTGACGTACCGGGTCGCCCGCCCCTCAAACTGGAAGATGCCCGTGAGGTCGCCCGCCCTGAACGCCTCGTACACCCGCGGGTCCCCTAGCTCCAGCCCGTACAGGTCGTGGGTCGTCATCCCGACCCGCTTACAGCAGTCCCACAGCATTGACATCGTGTTGAGCCCCAGGAAGTCCATCTTGACGAGCCCCTGTCGCTCCGCGTCCGGCTTGTCGAGGGCGACCACCTGAACGATCTGGCCGGAGCCCTTGGGGACCTCCCGCTCAGCGACCGTGGTCACCGATGTGATGGGTTCATTGCTCAACACCAACCCAGCCGCGTGGACTCCGAACCCCTTGATGTTGCCCTCCAGCCAGCCGCCCTTGGCGAGGTCCGGGTTGCGGTCCCAGATGGCTCTCGCCTGTGGGAACTGTTCGATGGTGTCCTCAATGGTGCTGCTCGCCCGGAGGTCCCCGCTCGACCGCTCAATGAGGAACTTCTTCAACTCCTCGACCTCCCACTTGGGGATGCGGAACACCCGGGCGATGTCGTCCAAGGAGTTGCGCCCCTTGAACTGGATGTAGGTCCCGATGTTGTTGACGCAGCCGGGTCCCATCAGGTCCTCATAGAACCGCCGGAGCAGCGGGCGAGCCTCGCTGGGGAAGTCGAGGTCAATGTCCGGCAGGTCCTCGCGGGTCACGTCGATGAACCGGTCAAAGGACAGGAGCCCCTCAAACTCCCGGCGGAGCGGGTTGACCTCCGTTATCCCCAGCAGCCACGCCGCAATCGACGCAGCAGCCGAACCACGAGCCGGACCGACAGGAATGCCAAGAGACTTGACGTGGCGCACACCAGCAGCGACCAACAGGAAGTAGTCCACAAAGTCCTTCCCCTCGATGAGGGACATCTCGTGGCGCAGCTGGGCGCTGTACGGCTCCCGCTCCTCCGGGTCCAGCCGGTGTAGCCCGCGTTCACGCCAGCCCTGCTTGAGCAGGGCACGCCAATGCCCTGTCGCTGAGCCCTCCCCGGGCGGGAGCGGGTACCGGACCATTGGCAGCCGCGGGAGGGTAGCTGTACACTCCTGGGCAATCTCCTCTGTTGACACGATGGCTTCAATGGCCTCCTCCTTACTCAGCCCGGTCGCCCTCAGACGCCGGTACACGGTGGCATCGTTCGGTGGTGGGCAGAGTGGAGCCGTGTAGCCCCACTCCCTCGCCTGCTCCTCCAGGGTGCGCTTCTCGCCCGGCCGGAGGTTGTGGAGAATCTTCTGAACCTCCTGCTCCTCCAACATCGTGTAGTGGCAGTCGAGGGTGGCCACGAGCTGTGAGCCGATAGCCCGGGCGAGCCGCCCCGCGAGAGCGTTGAACCGCCGCGTGACCTCCAACTCCGGGAACGCCTGAACCTCGATCAGGTAGTTGTCCCCGAACGTCTCGCGGAACAGCTGGGCTATCCGGAGCCCTCTCGCGTACGAGGCACGCTCCTGGGGTATCCCCTTCCCGCCGACCGTCGCACACGCGAGGAGGCTGCCCTGACAGCCGGACAACACAAGGAGCCCGGCTCGCCGCCGGACGAGTTCGTCCCAGGTGACCGTGGGCTCATAGTAGAAGTGTTGCCACGAGCCGGTCACCAGGGCGAGGAGGTTGGCATAGCCCTGCTGGTCCTTGGCGATCAGGGTGAGGTGGTGCTTGCGCTGCGTCTCCGTGTCCGGCCGTCTCCAGAACCGGCCGCTGGGCATGTAGACCTCGCAGCCGAACAGAGGCTTGATCCCCGCCTTCTGAGCAGCCAACTCAAATTTGACGTGGGAGTCGATGTTTCCATGCTCCGTGAGGGCGAGGCTCCCCATCCCAATCTCACCCGCCCGGCGGACGTGAGCCTCAGGCATCTGGTACCCGTCGAGGTACGAGAGCGTGGTGTGGTGGTGAAGGCTCACGAACCGCATGGGCTTGAGGCTCCCGTTCGCGGAGCCCCGCCGCCGGATCGGGAGCCCGCCGCCGCCGTGCGAGCCGCCCACCTTGACCTCGTGGGCCGCAAAGTCACCTAGCCTTGCCGGCATCGCCCTCCTCCTTCTCGACCATCGTGGCCCCCATGAACCGGCCGTGGATCCAGCCCTGTTGGCCCTCGATCAGGACGGCCGTGGTCGGCTGCTCGCCCACGACCGCCTGTAGCTCGACGATGTCCCGGTCAGAGATCATCACGTCAATCAGCAGCCGAACCCTCATGATCATTGCCACCACTCTCCGTCTCGTGTCGTCTCGCCCTCGATGGCTCTCACCAGGAACCCGCAGAAGTTGATGAGGTCGAGGGCATCGTCAGCCGCGGTCCCTGCTCCGCCGGTCCCCGGCCACATCGTGTCCCACAGCCGGTCGGATCGCTCGCGGATGCGCACCACTACGCCTCGCCAGCCCGACCTCCGCCAGTTGTCGCAGTACCGCTCGTTGCGCTCCGCGTACAGGACGAGAGCCCGGAGCAGGACACGCGCCTGGCGGTGTACATCCTCTCGCCCGGTATATCCCAGCGTCCGGACCGTCCGGCGGACTTGGCTCTCAGTCAGCATACGGGCGGACCTCCACCCGGAGCCCGTACGCCTCAAGCCAGATGCGGCCGGAGCCGGAGTCCCGTGTACACCACTCCCGCCGCCGGAGCCCGTCCCAGACGTGCCGCGGAACTGTGGCGCAGAAGTGCCCTAGCCCAAGCGGGACCGTATCCCGGCCCACCAGGTGTAGGGTAGTGTGGTTGACATCCTTGAACCACCGTAGCGGCCAGGGAGCGGGCTCCCCGGGCTCGACCTCCCGGAACCCCAGGATGCGCAACATCTCCTCCAGCCCCTCCTCGTGGAGGTCCGCCATGTCAATCTCGTACGTCAGGTGGTGGAACATCAGAGCCGCTCCATCCACGCCACGGCCAGAGCCGCGATCTGAGCCAACTCCTTCCGGAGCCCCTTGTCGGAGAAGTCACCCTCATCGACCGCCAGCCCGGTCCGGTTCAACGCTGCTCTCGCGACCTCGCCCATCTCCTCCATCAGGCACGCCGCCCGCTCGATGTCGGTCATCCCGTCATCGGAGAGGGTGTACTTGAAACGTCCGTCCGCCTTCAGAGCCAGCTGGCGCTTGCGCTCCGACCCGACGATGATGAGGACCCGCTCCAGCTTGGAGCCGACCTCCAGTTCAGGATCGTACAAGCTCATCGTGTCCCTCCATACAGGTTGATCCCGGAGCCCGCTGTCCACTTGGCGGCCGGAGCAGTGAGCAGCCAGGACACAACCTCCGCGACCTCGACCGGCTGAAGGTGATCGAACATCCTCAGGTCCTTCCGCTGATAGACCTCCGCCTCACCCCTGCTCAGGTCCTTGGTCTCCATCAGCTGCTCGACCACCCGGGCTCCCATGGGCGTATCTGGAACGTGGTACGGGTGGACGATGTGGAAGAAGAAGATGGGCGTCAACTCCCAAGCTAGCTCGCGGACCGCCGCCGCGAGTCCCGCCTTGGCCGCGCAGTACGCCGCCCCGTTGGTCAGTGGGTGATCGTGGGCATACGAGCCCACTAGGACAGCCGCTCCGCCCTTGGAGCCACGATCCCTGACGTATCCCCTGGCTGCCATGAGCGGGAGGAGCAGGGAGCCCCGGATCACCTCATGGATGTCGTCCTCGCTCGCCTGGTCAAAGGGAACCATCCGCGTGTGCCCCAGGGTACAGACCATCGCATCGTACTGCCCCAGGTCCGTCGAGGGGATGCGGTACACCCCGTCAGTATCCAGGCAGTCTGAGCTGTCCACGGTCCATCCTTCCCGGGTCAACACGCCGCGGATCGCTGACCCGATGTTCCACGGCTCCTTCATCGCTGCTCCCAGCACCATTGCCTTCATCGTAGCTCCTCATCAGTTCCATGATTGCGCTCGCCACCCCGGTGAGGGAGGCGAACTCCCATCCACTCCAACTCGCTGCCATGTTCCACTCCGACCGGCGGAGGATCGGTTGGCCCAAGTGTTCGATGCGCGCCTGGTCCAGGATCCAGGTCAGGTCATCGAGGACCGCCACGACCCGCCGCGGGTCTATCCGCCGGGCGAGTTCGCCCAGCTTGTTCTCCCCGAACAGCAACCCATCGAACTCGATGTTGTTGCGCCTCGCCCACTCCACGGAGTCCGGGTCAATCCGGTCATACCGGTTGTGAGGGCGGGTCGTGGTCAACCAGACTTCCGCTCCCGCCTCCCGGAGCAGCCGGGTGAGGTCGCTCGCTCCCGGGTAGGTGCCCATCGTCCGCTTCAGACCTCCCTGCCTGTACGCCAGCTTGATCGACCGGAACGTTGAGAGGTCGATGCCGAACGTCTGACACATCCAGTCCCGGAACCGCTCCCCGCCCTCGTACTCGACCCGCTTGGGCTGGTAGCCTAGCCAGCTGCTCGCGAACTCGATGAAGTGGGGGTGATACGGAGCCAGCGTCCCGTCGATGTCGATGGCGACCACGGGCGGGACCGGCTCTGAGCAGCGTGAGCACAGCATCATGTAACAGCCTCCGCCGCCTCCCTCGCCCGTTCAAACGCCTCGTGTAGCAGGATGCCTGGCTTCCACATTCCGTACCTTCCGTTGCGCAGTATCTCTGGGTGGCAGTCGCAGTCCGTCTGGACCACCTTGAACCCCTTGCGGACCTTCCCATTCACGGCTCCCGGCGGCTGGGCGTACTCCGTCACCCGGTGGCCCCAGAGGTCCTGAGCCCTGTACCAGGCGTCCTGCTCCCGGCCGTTGTACAACACGGAGTTCGTCTCGACCTCCGGCGGAGCCCCATCGACCAGGTAGATGTCCGTCTGTTCAAAGAAGTGGTCGCCATCGCACAGCGCCCACGCCGGAGCCGTGTTGATCACCAGCCGGTAGTCCTTCACCAGCCGCCGGGCTCCGTGGGCGGTCACCTTCCGCTTCTGGACCCGCTCCCCGTACAGCGCCCACAGCGCATCGTACGCCGGGGCGAGGTACCAGCCGCCCTGCTGCCCCACCTTGTACCGATCCCAGGACGTGGGCCGGACGTACCCGTACACCTTCTTGGAGTACGTCCGGCCGTCACCGACCTTCTTGAACAGCATGAGGGCATCAGGCAGGCGGTGAGTGATGTCCGGGATCGCCCCTTGAAGGGACACCCCCAGAGCCATGGGCGACTGCTCCGGCCGGTCGGAGTAGATGTCCACCCGGAGTCCCGCTCGCGTACACGCGTGCGCGGAGAGGAGTCCGGCCGGTCCACATCCGATCACTGCCACGTCCGCGTCAACCATAGTCCTCCGCCTGCTCGACATAGCCCAGGAACCTGTGTAGCTCATTCCGGGCGAGCCGGAGAGCCCTCGCGTACCGCCGCGGCTCGACCTCCGCGTCACCGCTCCGGAACTCCTGGAGCAGTGCCTGGAACCGCGGCCCAGCACTGAACACCCACTCGACCTCCTCCTTGTTCGTGGCCGGGTCCTCGATGACCTCCATGGTCATGTGACGCATCCCCTTCATCATCAGGTACGCCGCCAGCGGGAGGTCGCCTGTTCTGAACACTTCATCGTTCATTCTCGCATCCCTTTGGGGCGAGGGTGTCCCGTAGCCCACGTGGAGCCCCGGGACACCCGCTCGCGTGGCTAGAACGGCTCCCCGCTGTCATCCTTGCGCAGCCGCTGGACGAGGACCGCCCGGGCTCCGTTGGTCGGCAGTTCCCGCTCCTTGAGTTCCGCCTTCAACTCCGCGACCGACAGGTCATCGTAGTTGTCGCCGCCCTCCTCGTCCTGCTCCTCGTCCTCGCCCTCCTCCTCGTCATCGTCCTCCTCGTCCTCGTCCTCCTCCTCGTCCTCCGGCATCGCCTCGACGATGGCCGTCCGGATGTCGTCGTCAGACATGGACTTCTTGACCGTGACGTCCAACTCCTCGTCCTTGATGAACTTCTTCAGGCCGGAGCGGTCGAGGCTGTCGAGGTCCACGGCGTCCTCGTCCTCCTCCTCGTCCGCCTCTGCCTCCTCCGCCTCCTCCGGCTCCGCCTCGTCCGCCTGCTCGACCTTCATGAGCTTGGCGATCCGCGGCCGGTAGTCCCCATCCTGGTCGGTGTCGGACTTGAGCCGCCCCAACACCTTCATCCCCTCGACCTTGTCCGTGTCGAATGAGCCCTTGAGCGGGAGCCCTAGCGCGGTGAAGAACTCCTTGGTGCGCGCCTGGACGAATGGGGAGTCATGCTCCAGCAGCGGGTAGTGCCAAATGGGCGCGTACTCCTCCTTGAGCCGCTCGCCCTGAGCGTTGTGGGTGGGGCGGAACCGGACCTCAAGCATGGCGTTGCCATTGCTGGACGGCTTGGGACCGTCGATGTCCTCGACCGTCAGGATGTACGTCCCGACCGGAGCGTGGGCATCGCTCTGCGCATCTGCGAACTGCGACACATCGTACTTGACCTTGGGCATTAGCTGCTCCTCTTGACTGTGCGGCGGGCTCCCCGCCGCGGTTGGCTATTGTTCGTCCTCGCGGGCTGTCCCAGCGGGACACCGCGGGACTTCTCGATGAGTTCAACCAGCTTGGACATTGTCGGATCAACGACACGGAACGTCTTGGTGTCCATGTCGAACTGATCCTTGGCGTAGTACCGCTCTGTTGCGTGGGTCCGGATGACCCTCCGATTGTCTTGACCTCCGATCTTGGCGACCTCCATGAACAGGACCTGGTTCATGTAGCCGCAGAACTTGGGGCTCATGTTCTTGCCCTGAATCCAGGGCATCAGCTTCCGATCCTCCGCCGGGTCCTGCGACGGGAGGAGTTGCGCACAGTGCGCGGTGAAGCCAAAGTTGAAGAGGTCCGGACCGACCACGTGGCGTAACCACCGGCCCAGCCGGGCCATGTTGATCCCGTACTCGCCCTGGTCCACGTCATAGCGGGCTCGCGCTGGCTTCTCGCGGACGGCCGTGTCCCAGACGTCATCCAACAGGTGGTCTTGGAGCAGGGAGAAGGAGTCCACCCACACCCAGTCATACTGCTCGCCCTCGTGGCGCAGGTACTCCAGCGAGTTGTTCATGTCGTCCCAGTCGTCCACAACCCACTCCTCGACCCGCCGCTTGTCCGCCGGCAGCATGGCGTCCGTGTGATCGGTGGGCGGCCGGAGCAGGAGGACCCGCCCGGGACTCGTCCCCGCGAGCCGTGTCTTGCCCACCCCTGGGTCGGAGTACACCGCGATCCGTGCGTGTTTGGAGTCGATGACTGGCTTGATCTCCTTGGGCTTCACTGCTCCTCCGCGTGTTGTCGGTTCCGGCCGATTGAACAGCCTGGGCACTTACACTCCTCCATCACCCACATCAGCTGCCACGCCGCGTTCAGGGCGGAGTCGAATGAGAGGGACGCCGCCTCCTCCGCCGTCTCCATCGCGTGGATCAACTCCTTGTGCTCCGACCAGTTGGAGCCGGGCGAGTTCGCGACCCGCTGGGCGTACTCGCGGAGCCCGCGGGCGGAGTTGTACGCCGCCGCCGCGACCTGAAGGTGGGAGAAGGGCGGCCACGGAGCCGTGGCGAGGCTGAGCTGGAGTTCCAGCCCGCCCTCCAGGACATCCTGGCGCAGCTGCTCTCGCGAGGGGACAGTCATCGCCGCTCCGCTAGCTCGTGGGCCGCGTACCCGTCCCAGGGCACCGTGATCTGGTCGAGGACCGCCCGCCAGTCCCCGCCGGACTCGTGGACCTCGCACGACTCGCGGACGGGACACCCGCGACAGTTCGGGAAGAACATCGTGCCCGGGTTCTTGTAGATCAACGGCGGGAGGTCCCCGCGTCCATTCTCCTCCCACGCCTTCATCGCCGCCGTCATGATGTACATGTCCGCCGCCTGAGCCCGGAGCCGCTCATAGAACTGCGCCTTGTCCGCCTTGTCCCGGTACACCGGGACCCGCACAAAGTAGGGCGAGGGCTGGACCTTGGACACGGAGCCGTCCTTGTTGAGCTTCCGCCCCTCGTCATCGAACCGGTAGTCAGGGTTGGGCAACGCCTTCCGCAGGAACGTGTATAAAATGTGGTCGATGTCCTCGCCCTCCTTGAGGATGCCCCGCCGCCGGAGCCACGCCGGTCCGAACGTCCAGTACATGCTCGCCTGCTCGTCCAGGGCCAGCGCATCGACGTTGATGGCCGTGGCCGTCTTGAACTCCTTGAAGATCACGCGGCCGGTCGGGAGATGGCGCCACACTCCATCCAACGTCCCGACAGCCTTGAAGCGGAAGGCTCGCGGCATCCGCCGGTACACCGGGACCTGGAACACCTGCTCACTGCTGATGACCTCGTACTCCGCGTCATCCGGCGTGTACTCCTCGACGTACCGGGTCAGCATGCCCCGGCCCAGGTCGAGCGCATCGACCCACGCCTCATCGGAGAACACGTTGAACCCCTGGTCTTGTAACAGGCTCGCCTGCTCCTCGTACAGCTGCGCGAACGTCTCCGCCGGAGCCGGTCCCCGCTTCCGCCCGGGGATGTAGTACGCCGCGAGAGCCTGGTGTACGAGGTCCCCGAACCGGAGAGCCCGCGGTTGGTCAGTGGCCTGCCTTCCCAGCAGCCACGTGAGAGCCCACCGATGCCGGCAGGTCAGGAACGTTGTCCGCTCTGAATTGCGGATCAGCCTCATCTTCCGTCCTTCTTTCAGTTGGTCCCCGGGACGGGAACTCCCGCCCGGACCCGGACCGTAGCCGATCCGACCGGCGGAGGTCTAGTCCGGGCGAGAATCGCCCGCTATTTAGGGGATATTCCGGGTCAGCTATCCGACCCGGTACAGAAGCTCACAGAGGTCGGGGCAGCCCAACGCCTGCTTGAGGTTCACGTTGAGGTCGAATGCCCGGCCGCTGACGTACGGCCCATGATCGGACATCGTCCCCTCCGCGCACTGTCCCCGGTAGCAGAACCGCACCCGCGTTCCGCAGCTGAGGAACAACGAGGCGAACCGGAGCCCGGACTGGACGGAGCCGACTCCACAGGCTCCAGTCCCGTCAATGGTGTAGTAGCTCGCCAACGCCGGAGTCATCGGAGCAGGAGGCTTGCGCCGGTGCCGCCGGTGTCTCCGCCGCCGGGACTCGACCGCTTGTAGCCGATCCAACGCCGTAGCAGCCTGCGAGGCATACGGCGGAGAACTAGGCTGGGGGTCGGTCCAGGGTACGTCCACGGCTCCCGGGAGGATGGCAGCGAGTGTGGAGAGGATGCCAAGGATCATGCCCGCGACCTCCGGGCATCACCCGACCTCGCCCGGTCCGCCCGCTCCCGCTCCGCGGCAGCCTCCCTCCAGGAGAGCAGGACATCCGTGATCACGTTGATCTGGTCCTCCCGCAAGTGGGCGATGTGGTCCACCACCTGCTGAGCGTGAGTGGGGTCCTCCGGTGCGGTGGTGATCCCGCTGAACTCTTCAATGGTCATCCGTCCATCTCCTTCTCCAGTTGGTCTGCTTTGGCCGCGAACGCAGCCGCCTCCTCCGGCGTACGTCCCTTGTTGTTCCGCAGTAGCTCGATGCGCCTGCGCTTGTTGAGGTCGGGTCCGCGTAGCTTGTCGATGTCCGCCCGGAGCAGCCGGGCGAACTCCTCGATGTCGTCCACGAACCAGTCGAGCCGTTCTAGGTCATAGGTCCTCATCTCCATGTCGGTCGGATGGACAAGCTTGAACGCTCTGTTGATGTGGCGGCGGAAGGGTGTCATCGCCTTCTTGGCATCGTCGAGGGCATCCCACATGAACACCGTCCGCGAGGGCAGCTGGACGTACCTGTAGCCGGAGTCGGTGACCTGGATGTCGTCCTCCTCCCACGAGTACCGCTTGCGCCGCCAGGGACGCCTCGCCTCAGGCATCGCGGACCTCCCAGTGCCACTGATCGTACAGCCCCGGCCGGTCCTCCTCCGCGACGAACACGATGCGCGTCCCGCACATCCGACACCGCGGGTCCTCCTCCAGGGCTCTCCTCCGGCGGATGATGGCGGAGCAGGAGGGGCATGGGCTCCCCTCCTGTCCGTGGGATCGGTGGTTGGGCGGCTCAACCATCGTTGACCTCCCACTCCACCGTCTCGTACATCCCGCCGTTCTCGCCATCGTACTGTTGAGGGTCCGCGGACTCCAGAGCCTCCCTGATCTGCTCGCTGATCTCGTCCCGCGAGGCGAACTTGCCCTCAGTCCTCTGGACCTCGACCGTCACCGTGTATGTGAATCGCATGTTCTGCTCCATCTCTCTGTTGTTCTCTGCCAAAGCGGCATGGTTACCTGTACACTAGGCCAGCTGGCTCCGCTCGCCGCCAGAGATTGGCAGAGAGCGGAGCCTACCGGGTCCGGCTAGGCGTAGACACGCTCCTCGTGGGCCTTGACGGTCGCCCAAGGAGCAGGGGAGCCGACCTTGTAGGTCACGTCCGCCCCGTTCTCTCCAACGCCAAACATCGTCTCGTACATCTGGCCGCGCTGCGGTCGCCCCTGCTTGTCGGGCGACAACGGCTCCGCGTACCGCTCGATGAGGAGTTCACGGGTCATCGTCCCGCCCTCCTCGCCCGGGACGAGTGAGAGCGGAGGTCGCCCGCCAACTCCTCCGTCCACTCGCGGACTCGCGCAGCCCGGAACCGGTCAACACCGTAGTCGGCTCCCTGCGGAGCCCACGCCCGCTGTCCCGCCAGGTAGGCGATGTAGGCACGGAAGTACCTCAGCTCACCCGGCGTCATCTTCATGTTGGTCCTGCTCATGACTGCTCCTTCCGCTTGCGAGCCGCCTCGACCCGCTCCTGTTGTTCCCGGAGTTCGCGCTCACGCTGCTCCGGCGTCATCCGGACGCCCAGGATGGAGGCAATCTCCTCCATCGCTGACGTCTCGCCCCGGCGGACCCGGGCCACGCGGTCCTCCGTGGTGTCTCGCTTCTTACCCATCTTCATCACTGCTCCTTCTTGGTCATACGCTCCCTGATCTTCAGGATCGCGTCATTGTTGATCTGCTTCCCGGCCGTGATCTCCCAGATGTACTCCTGGATGCTGTCCTCCGTCCGGTAGTACAGGACGTTCAGGCTCGTGGTCCGGTTCCGCATCCCGCGGTCCTCCAGCTGCTCCTGATCGTCCGGGTTCCACGTCTCATCGAGGATGTGGATGGAACCGGTCATCCCCAGGTTCAGGCCCACACCGCCGGTCTGGGTGGTCATGACGAGCGTGCGAGCCTCGTCCGTCTCCTCCCGGTACCAGTCGAGGACCGCGTTGCGCCGGGCACCGGTGACGGTCCCGTCGAGCCGCTTGACCGCGAGCCCCTGCTTGCGCAGCCAGCCCTCGACCATCTCGACCATCCGCTGGGACTCGCTCGCCACGATGGCCTTGGCCCCGGGCTCCGCGTCCGCCGCCCGGACGCCGTACGTGTCCAGCCGGTCGAGCAGGATGGGCAGCTTGCCGGAGTCCTCCGTGGGCGTGACCGATCCGTCCGCCGCGACCTCGCACTTGGCGTTGGCCAGCTGCTTCAGGCGGGCGAACTCCGCGAGGACGCCGTCAGCAGCGATCACGCCGCCGTCCACCGCGACTTCCGCCGCCCGCGAGAACCGCTCGTACACCTTCCGCTGGCTCTCCGTCATCCCTACCGGGACGTTGATGACCACCTTGGGGGGTAGTCCAGGGAGGGCTGTCGCCCGGTCCCGGCGGATCATATGACCGCGGTGCGCGGCCCAGAATGCCTCCTCCTTCCCGGGGTACAGCTTGCCGATCCCGGTGCCTGCTCCCGGGTCCACCGGTCCCGTCCCGTCCGCGTTCATGAGCCAGCGCTGCGCCCACTTCCACTTGCCCGGGTACCGCTCCGGCTCGATGAAGTGGAGGACACCCCAGAGGCGAACCGGCTTGCCGCCCATCGGCGTCCCGCTCAGCGCGTACTTGCGGGTGGCCATCCGGCCCAGAGCCTCGACGCCGCGAGCGAACAGGGTGTTGCGGTCCGCTCCCAGCCCGTACTTGTGGAACTCATCGAGGGTCAGGGACGCCCACTTGACTCCGAACAGGCGAGCCTGGTCCGCGTCCTTGGGCTGGTACTCCCGCCCCTTGTGGTCCCGCGAGAGGACCGTGAGCCCGTTGTCGGCGTCCCGCGTCACCCGCACCATCTCCGGGTTCACGATCAGCCACACGTTCCGCTCGCCCTGCTCGATGGCCGCGAGAGCAGCGTGGACCGCCGCCTTGCGCTCCTTGACGGACTCGCCCCAGAACACGCGGGCTCCGGGAGCGTGAGCCTTCAACTCGTCCGCCCACGGGTCCTTGTGGAGGGTGATCGGAGCCACGACCAGGTTCGGACCTTCCAGCCCGGACTCCTGGACCGCGTAGATGACCTCCACCGTCTTGCCGACTCCCGGCTGGTTGGCGTTCAGCACGTTCTTGACGGCCATCATCGCCACGTCCGCCCGCTGGTACGGCCGGAGCCACGCCGCCGCGTCCCCGTTGACCCGGGAGAGCGTGGCGTCATCGGCGTCTGCGACGTTGTTGATCCGCCGCTCCGTCTTGACCTGCTCCCGCCCCCAGGCCTTGAGTGCGTTGCCCAGGACGAGCCCGGGACCGAACGCATCCCGGAGAGCCCGGCCGCTGTCGAGGTCGAGCGGCACCGACCAGTGCTTGGGGCTCGCGTCCCCGTGGAACTTCCGGCCGGTGATCTCCTTGACTGCCTCGACCGCGGCCGGATCGTACTTGAAGTGGACGTTGATCCGGGTCCCCTGCTCGTTGATCTCTGCGAATGCCTTCATCATCGTCTCCTTACAGGCCCACGTAGTGCCGCTCGTGGCCCCACTTGGAGCCCAGGGTCAGGTACGCCTTCCCGTCCTCGTCCCGCCGGACGTACCCGGCGGAGCGGGTCGCCCGCTCGCCGCGGTCCTTACCAACGAGGGTCAGCCACGCCTCCTCGCCCGGCTCCAGCAGGAGGGCGGTGTAGAACTGGCCGACCGTCTCCGTGCCGCGTAGCGTCCCGTCCGGGCTCCGCCGGTACCGGTACGCCGCCAGCTGCGCCTCGCTGGGCTGCTGGTACGTTCCGAACATGTCCGCGAACGTCAGCACCAGGTCCGCCTCCTTGTGGTGGGTCCCGATCCGGACTTCAATCTCATACGGTCCAATCATGTCTGCTCCTTCTCTTCATCGCGGGTTCCGGCCGCGTCCGGCTCCTTCACACTACGTGTGAGTATACCCGGCGGCTGCGCAAAGGTTACGCGGTGCCGCCCAACTGCGAGGAGGTCCCTCATCCGCTCGATGGACACGACCGTCTCACAGTCTAGCTCTCCGTCCACGTACGCCTGGACCTTGATGACTCCCTTCCCGCCGGGCTGGTAGCAGATGAGCCGGTGGTCGTGGATGTTGAACTCCCGCTTGTTCTCGCCCGTCGAGCGGACCTCGACGCCCAGCTGGGCCGCGTCCCGGTCGAGCCGGGCGATGGTCTCATTCAGCATGGTCGATCACCCGCCAGCCGTTGTCGAACCGCTTGACCTTGTCCTCCTGGCGGAGGGCGGACATCCCCACCCACACCCGACCCGGCCGGAGCCCGGTCGAGGTCGCCAGCTGGATCATCGACTGGTCCGGCCGCTCGCGGAGGGAGGCGAGCAGTGCCGCCTTGATCTCGTCCATCTCGCTCATCGTAGCTCCTCCGGGATGACTGCTGTCTTGAAGCAGTAGGTGCACGGCCGGGTCCCGTACCCGCCTTGGGGCCAGGACTTGTCGACCAAGGCGGAGTGCCCGCACGCCTTCCGCGGGCACGTGATCTTGTAGCCTCCTGCTACCCGGCGGGTCCCCCAGAACGGGAGGACCCAGACCGGCGGGGTGGCCCCTTGTGCAGGAGCCACCCCCTCGCTGTTTCTCTGTGGCGTAGGCATGATCGGCACCGGTCCCCTGTACTAGCCCTCAGGCAGCTGCCGGCGGGAGCCGATACGCTGTCCCGGGGAGTTGGAGAGGTCCGCCCGGTCCGCCGCGGCTGCTCCGTGGTTGGCCGCCTCGTACGAGTACGCACGCTCACGGGCCACCGCGGTTGACTTCCGCTTCTTGCCCTTGGACGCGACCGGCTCCGGAGCAGGCCACATCTCGTTGTACAGGCTCACCGCGTTCTGGTAGATGTCGCGGAGGACGATGGCGGTGGAGCCGGTGTCCCCGCTCCCGCCGTCATCGCGGCGCATCCGTCGCAGCCGCTCATCGATGCGGTTGACGAACCCGTCCGCGTAGCTCCGCTGGTACACCGCGGGGTTCACGTAGTTCCGCGGCAGCCCGTTCTCCTTGACGTACCGGCGGTTGAGGTTCGCGAGGTTGTTCTTGACGCCGGTCCAGTACGCCTCGCTGAGGGTCGAGAAGTCATCCTCAAGCGTGTGCTGCTCCGTCTCGTTGACGTACGCTCTGGCGGAGTAGTCCCACCGGCGGCTCGCGATGCCCTTGCGGAGGGGAGTGGCCTGGCGAGCCACCCACATCCGGCGGGTGATCTCCTTCCAGCCCATCCCGGCCATCCGCATCGTGTACACGTTCTTCCCGGGCTCCGCGGCCGGGTCCACGTCCGGCGTGAGGTTCCGGCTCATCTGGAGCATCAGGGACGTGAACAGCATGTCGAACCAGTCGAGGTCGGAGGAGAGCCCGATGACGGGCATCTTCTTGTAGTCGCCTCCCGCCTCGCGAGTCCCGTGGCCGCGGAGGGCGACCACGCAGCGGCAGTGGCGGGCAACGTCCCCGAACATCCACCACAGCTGGCTCGACTGGGGGTGACGGTACCACCAGTCAAAGTTGAACGTCCGGACCTCCGGCTTGGGCCGCTCCGTCGAGCCCTTCTGAGCCTCGTCCACCATCCACTGCTCGATGGCGTACTGGGCCATGATCTGATCCGCCTTGGCGCGGAAGGAGTCCGCCTCGCCCTCGAACTCCGTGGAGTCCGCCTTGGCGATGAGGGCACGTACCCGCTCCAACATCTTCTCTGTCTTGGTGCTCATGATCTGAATCTCCGTTCAGTCGGTGGGTTGTTAGTGGAACCGCCGGGCGCAGACGGGACCGATCCCGCGAGCCCTGCTCTCGTCATTGGTGAGTCCGCGGCCGCAGATGCCGCACCGGCCGTACTCGTGGCCGAACAGCGTGGCCGCCGCCGCCGGGTCCTCCGCGATCTGCGCCAGCACCTTCAGCTGGAGCGGGAACCCGATCTTGTACTTGTCGTCCGACACGTACATCCGGATGTTCCAGCCGCCGCGGTCCCCGATCCACAGCTGGAAGAACGTGGTGTCGTTGGTGAAGTCCTCGCCCGGCGTCTCGACGCCGTACGAGCCCGCGTACACCTTCCGCCCGTCCGGGAGGACGAGGACGCCGGTGCGCTTGGTCCCCTTGTCCGTCTCCTGCTCCTCGTACGTGACCTGCGGCCGGTCCTGGCCGTTGGCGGCTCCCGCCTTCCGCGGGAGGGACTTGAGGAAGTCGATGACCTCGCTCGCCTTCTCCTTGGTGAACTCGCCGCGGTCCATCAGCTGCGCGACCCGCTGGTCAAACGCCTCCCGCCGCTTGGGGGTCATCTCCTTCTGCTCCAGCAGGCTCGTGATGTAGCCCAACTGGGGGTCGGTCGCCCCGCCGTGGTCGCTCGTGGCGTCCGTGAACTCCGCGGGGACTTGAGACCTTTCAACCATTTCATGCTCCTTCTGTCTGCTGACTTCCCGGGTTCCGGCCGGGTCCGGTCACTTCGCACTCCGTGCGAGTATACCCGGCGGCTCACCAAAGGTTACGCCGCCGGGCTCCTCACAGCGCTATCAGGTCGCTCACCGCGCAAGTCCGGATGCCTCCGTGTTGGGCGATGAACTGGACCAACGTCTCCCGCCGGTAGCCGGGCTCTCCGTCGAGCCCGGGTCCGGTCGGTCCGGCGGGGAGCCACTTGAGCAGCTTCACGCAGACGTGATCTGACTCGATGGTCCCGCCGCCAAGGGAGCGGGGCATCCTGGTGATCTGGTGTAGCTTCCGATTCATCAGGAGCCCCGCTCGCTCGTCAAACGTCAGTCCGTCTTGGAAGGGTTTGCCTTGGTGGCCGCCTTCCGTCCACGCTTGGCCGTGGTCGCCTTCTTGGCGGGAGCCGCCTCCTCCTGCGCTCCCTCCTCCTTGGTGTCCGCGGACTCCGTGGCCGCCTTGGCGGACGCCTTCCGCCCGCCGCCGGAGGGAGCAGCGTCACCCACGACCTCGCGCAGGTCCGCCTCGCTCTTGCCGGTCATGAGGGCGAGCATGTACCACGCGGTGCCCTCCTCCCGCTCCTTGACGAGGCGAGCCTTGAGCTTGGCCCCGGAGAGCCCGCTGATGTCCTCGTACTCCAGAGCCTCGCCCTTGGAGTTGAACCCGGCTCGCGCCAGAGCCTCGCGCATCGGCACGTCACTGCTGACGCCGTACTTCTTCTTGAGGCTCTGCATCGTCTCGCCGCCCTGGCGAGCCGTCCTGATCTCGCCCACGAGCCCGTCCCAGTCCTCCGCGGTCCGGCGGGCGGACCCGTTGGACTTGGCCGCGGTGGCGGTCGTGGTCTTGGTCTCCTCCGCCTTCTTGGTGGCGGACTTGCTGCGTGTTACCTTGGCCATGGTGGCCTCCTTGTTGGTTGTTGTTTCGCTGCTGTTGTCCTGCTCGCGGAGCAGGCGAGCGTACAGCCTCGCCTTCTCCGCCGTCTTGACGCACGAACGGGCACCCGCGTAGTTGGGTCCGCCGTCCATGCCTCCTCCCTCGCTGTTCCCGATGGCCATCGCATCGAGCCACTCAGCTAGGTCATCGAGGTCGAGAGCGGTGAGCCTGACGGTCCCACCGCTGCTCCCGACCCGGTGTAGCTCCTCCGCCAGGTGCGGGCTGTACCCGCTGTCCTTGGTCGGGTCGCTGATCTCGCTCCCGCTCGCCTCGCCCGCGATGAACCGGGTGATCTTGAGCGGGCGGGTCGCCTGGAAGGTCATCGGTCCTCCCAGCTGAGTCCGTGGGGGTTGATGATCTGCTCCGCGGAACACATGAAGCAGAACCCCATGAACGTCTCGCCCGTGGCGTCATCCGGGGCGAGAGCGTGAGGCTGCCCCCTCCGGATAGCGCCACACCCGTCACACGTGTAGGTGACGGTCGAGTGATAGCCGCGATGTCCCTGGGCTAGGGTACAGACCCCACCCCCACGGACCGGAGACTGGCAGAGAGCAGTCGCCATCGATCAGCCCTCCAGCTTCCGGTCGAGGCGAGCCAGTTCCCTCCGGCGTGCCTCGTCCATCGCGAGGTCCCGGGAGCCGTGGGGCGCATCCTCGCCCACCCAATCCCCGGTCCAGGTGTCGGTGACCATCCACCGCTCCTCCCCGAACTCGTCCCTGGTGACCTCGACGCCATAGCGCGGGTCCGGCTCCTCGTCCGGCTCCCCGGCGTACGGGTCCGGGTCGCCCCAGCCCTCCCACCGGTCCGCGTCCCCGTACGTGGCGTCATCGGCACGCTCCTGCTCCGCCGTGTAGTAGTGGTCGGAGTTCGGGCAGATGTGGTAGCAGCCGCTCCCCATAGGGGAGCAGCCGCAGTTGGGGCAGGTGTTCTCGTTGGCGGCCATCGTGTTAGCCCTCCGCCTTGGTCGAGGACTTCCGTGCCCGCTTGGTCTTGGCCGCCTCGCGGTCCGCCTCCCGCTTGCGCAGGACCTTGGCGAGGTACGCCGTGGCCTTGATGTCGAGGGCGAGCCCGATGGCCTTGTAGCTCTCGCCCTTGGCCCGCCGTGCCTCCGCGTCCTTCAGCTGCTCCTCCGTGTACCGCGGACCGGTCGCCCCGCTCCCGCCCGTACGTCCGGCCGCGACTGCCTCCTTGGCCGGGAACGCCTTGTTGAAGTCCGCCGCCGCCGCCTTGCGTGCGCCCTGCTCATTCTGGACATCGTGGTAGCTCTGCCAGGTCAGCGTCCGCTCCCCGTTGATGTGCTCGCTCGCGAGGAGCCCGCCCAGACGCCGGAGGAGGCTGTTGACCTCCTTGACGTCCCGGCCGGTGTGCTTGGCGATGTCGGCCGCTTCCACGGCCCAGTTGTCAACGACAAACATGTAGACCTCGCGGAGGGCGGGGCGGATATTCGTGGTGGTGCTCATCAGGTGGTTCCCTTCTGTTCGGTCCTGCTCTCCCGGGTTCCGGCCGGGTCCGGTCCGTCATCACTCCAACTCCGTTGGAGTATACCCGCGTACGTGGAGAACGTTACGCCGCCGGTCAAATCCCCAGCGGGTGCGGGGGAGTCCTGCTCCCCAGGTTATCGGCCGGAGCCGCCGGGACGTTAGCCGGTGACGGCTACCCGCCCGCCCCGCTAGTGAACGACCACCCGGCCAGTAGCTCCGCGGTCCCCAGCGGACCGGTCACTCGTACGTCACAGGGACCTGTAGCCCCAGCCGGAGCCGATGCCATCACGCACGTCACGGTGGAATCGTCCACGACCACCACATTGGTGGCCAGCGTCATGTACCCGTTGTCAAGCACCACTGTAACCACGCCGGTCAGCCCGGTCCCGCTGAGCGTGACCGCCGTCCCCTCCGGACCTTCAGCCGGAGTACAGCTGGTCAAGGTCGGAGCCTGCTCCGCAATGGACGTGAGCGGGAGCGTGTTGGTCCAAGGCGTGTAGTCCGCGTTGGCGACAAAGATCACACCCTCACCCGCGGGGACCGTCATCAGGTTCGCCTCCGCGGTGATCTCGTACGTCCCGCCCACGGTGATCGTCAACTCCCAGTCGGAGCCGTACTCCGCATCTTGGAAGATGACCCGCTTGGCGGTGAGGTCGCCCGGGAAGAACCCGGAGAGCGTGAAGCTGGTGACGGCGTCAATCGTGGAGTCGAACTCCTCCGGCACTACGCTGCTCAGAGTCGGGTCAGACACGACCACATACGGGACCGCGTTGGTGTAGTCGGTGTAGGTGTCGAGGTCGTGTAGCTTGATCGTCCCTGATCCGGGAGCGACCGGGCTGAAGTCGAATGTTGACGTGACCAGCGTGTCCGACACCTTGACCGCGTCCCCATAGTGGTGGGTGTTGTCCGCCATCACCAAGTCCACCGCCATGTTCACGGAGAACGGCTCCGGGAAGTAGCCGTTGAGCGTGAGGGCAATGCCCGCCTCGTTGGGCGCGATGCGAGGGATGACACTGCTGAGGGAGGGACCGCGGACCGCTCCGCCGTGTTCCCGGAGGTCGTGATAGGTCGCGTACGCGAGGGCGAGGTCAGCATACGTCCCCGGCGGAGTCATCTCCGCGGACTCGTCCGTCATGGCCTGGTAGTCCCAACCCTCGATGTGCCTGTACGCCAGCACCAGCCCGCCTGGGAGGACCGATTCCAACACCCTCTGAGTGAGAGCCGGGTCCGGCGTCTCCGGGTCGAGCGTCACGACCTCCAGCCGGTACGCGGAGCCGTCCCGCTCGCGGAAGTACACCGTGGCCGGAGCAGGAGGACGGGCGGAGACGAGGGTGCCCATGAGGCTCGCCCGGATCGCCTCCACGGTCCCCACGTTGTGACCCGCCGCCTGCTTGAGGAACACCCGCGTGTCCTCCTCCGACATCCCCGCCGGGATGCGAACTCCGACCAGCTGAGCCAGCCACGGCAGCGCCCATGCTGGACACACGTTGACGTCGAACAGAGGACCCCACGGTGGGTACGGCTCCGGCGGGTCGATGAGCGCACACACCTGGAGATACGGCTGCGCGAGTGCCTCACAGAGGATGGCGTGCGCCCACCCGTACAACTCGTCATTCGGCTGGAGCGGCTGCGTCCGCTCGCGGAGCCGCTCACCCCACTGCGACATCACCGGCTCAGCCACGGCTCGACCTCCGATCCTCCATAGTACGAGGGCCATAGTACGATGCGCCGTAGTACCAACTACTTGGCCTCGTACTACGCATCCCGTTGGTCCGTTTCACAAAATAGGTGTAATGTTTCAGACATTTGAAAACTGGCCAAAAATTTGTGCCAAAATAGCAGGGACTTTTGACGCTAACAAAAGGCGTGAGGGGGTACCTGCATTAGGGGCCAGCTGAATGGCCCGAACACGGGAGATTGGCAGAGAGTTGGCTCTAGTGAACAATTGGCCCGAACCCCTAGACCACCATAAAACTACAATTCGGACCGGGCTCCGGCATGGGCACGCAGCCACCCAAAATGATGTCCGCGGCTGCCCACGCGGAGTCCGCGGACTTCTTCATCTCAACGTTCTGAACCCAGTGTATCCCGGTCGCCCGGTTGAGCCAGTCGACAGCCTCGTACAGACGCACCCGGTCGTCAGTCGCCCAGTCCACGTGCGAGGTCGCTCCGGGGACCAGCCCCCACTGCTCCGGGTCGAGCCAGAGAGCGACCTGATCCATGGCCATCTGGATCGCGTCCTCCTCCGTCACACCTGGGTAGGGGTGAATCTCCGCCCGCACGTCGATGGGTGTGTACACGCCGTTCTCCCCTGGTGAGAGGACGTACACCAGGAAGTTGACCTCACGGTTCGCCTTCAGGTCCTCGTACACCTCAAGGAGGAGGTCATCCGGCGGAGCGGTCCCCTTCTCCGCGGTGATGACGGTCGTGACGCACCGCTCGACGCCGGTGTGACTCGCTCCGTCCCGCGGGAGCCCGTACCCGCCCTCAGCGTCAGACGGCTGGTACAGGTTGACGCCCACTGCTCGACCGACCCGCGGATTCAGCAGCGCACGCTGGGCGTGGTCCCCGGAGAGGATCGGCCGTCCGTTGAGGATGGACAGGTAAATGGAGAACCGCCCCAGGTACGCAAGCGGGTCCTCCTCGTCCGATCCGCCCGCCGTAGTCTCACACGTGATGCTGCTCACGCCATCGTACGCCTCCTGGAAGTCCCCCAGGCCAAAGCAGCCATTCTGGGCGGAGCCCCGCTCCGTGGCGACCACCTTGAGCCCGGGGACCGTCCCGCCGCCTTGAGGAGCGAACACGTCCCGGTCCGTCTCAAACAGGTAGCTCGCCCCGCTGGGGTGCGGGAACGTCACCTGGGCTCCCTCCGGGACCATCGTGGCCGGAGTGTCCGCAGCGAACACGATGGACGCCGCTCCGCTCGCCGCCAGCCCGTCATCGACCGGGAACCCGTACACGGTGGTGCCCAGGTACCCCATCGCCTCGCTTGGTATCTGAGACGCCTGCTCCACGACCTCGCTGGCCATCTGCCCGTTGGCCTCCATCATGATCGTCTCCGGGCTCCCCGGCCGGGACACCCAGCCCGGGATGGCTGTCTCCATGTACTCGATGGAGTACAGCGTCATCTGATCGGAGTCCATCATCAGGTCGAGGTCGGTGTACTCCGTGTCAATGCTCATGTTCTCTGCCATTCTCCCGGTTGCGAGTGTGGGACCTGGGCTACCCCCCAGGGAAGGTCTGCGCGTTGGCAGAGGCAGTGCCGTACGTGGTCAGGCATTGGCTCCCTGCTCACTCCTCCCCCAGAGGACCGTGCGACGTGTCCTCAGAAGTGGGGATATGGACCTCCATCCGGACCCGGACCCGGCCGTCCGGAGCGAACTCCTGGAAGATGTCCACAATGGCCCGGTCCTCGTACGCCGCCAGAGCCCGGGAGATGTCCTCCGTGTCGATGGGCATGACGGTGAAGGTCGGGTCAGCGATCCCAAAGTCAGGGTCCTCAATCCGGAACCCACGCTCAAACGCGCAGATGTTCCGGACGCAGTGGGCAACCTCCTCGTCCGTGTCCTGCTCGACCGTGACCCACTGACCGTTGAGGACCTGGAGAGGGACCGCCAGGTGCGGGATGTTCGCCATCAGTCCTCAGCAGGCTCCGCCCCGGTGGGCGGGAGGTCCGGCGGAGGAGGAGGCTCCACGGTCGCAGTCCTCGCTCCGTTGTCGCCAATCTCCGGCGGGTCGGGCTCGACGATGTCCCCACCCTCCACGATCCCACCCGCCAAGTCCTCCGTCAACGACACGTGGATCTGAGTCCCGTCCGCGAGTTGCCAAGCCTCGATGATGGCAGTGGCTTCCGCCGCGTCCGCCGCTTCAAACTGAATCGCAACACTGACCGTAGCCATTACAACCTCCCAGCGTAGATACAGACCAGCAGGGCGATACTGGGCTGTGCGTTGTTATGGGCTCCGCCGCCGCCCTCCGCGTTGATCCCGTGTTGATGTCGAGCAGATGCCCCGCCTGACCACGCAGCAGCCGACCAGGAGTGCGCGTGGTCGCTGGAGAACCCGCCGGTGTCAAAGTAGCTCGACCCCACGCCGGGAGCGATCCAGTTCTGACCCTGGCCGCCGCCGGTCCACACGACCACCTTGCAGTTGCCCTGAGCCAAGTTCCCGATCCAGACACCGTGGGAGTGGTTCGCGTTGACGCCGGAGGTCCAGGCGGACATCGACGTGTAGTGAGCGTGGTCCGGGTAGTCCCCGCCGGTCGCCCCGCCGTGCGAGTGGTAGGGCATCTCCGTGGTGTTGAGGGTGTGCGACTCCTCGCCCCACCGCGAGCCCGGAGCCCGGTTGGTCAGCCCCGATCCTTGACCAGCGCCCACGAGGGACCGGCCGGAGCAGTTGGGGACCCGGAACTGAGTGGGTGACTCGCCGCCGGTGTTGAAGCGGGCTCCCAGGGCATCGAACAACTCCGGGTAGTCCGCCTGTTCCAGGGCGGCACCGTCGCAAGCGATCCAGCGAGGAGGAGCAGCCGCGAGCCCAAACGTCCGGACCTCTCCGATGATGACGGCTGCTGCGTTCCCGTCGATGGCAAACGCCAGAGCCTCGACGTCACGCGGAACGTCCACGGTGTCGTCCGGGACTGAGTACGGGTACCCGCCAACAGGAGTCCTTCCGCTTGGGCCAGTCATTACGCCGCCGCTCCGATCCGGGTGAAGGGCATCATCGACTGGACCTGGGCGAGGATGTTGGCGTCTTGGATGACTGCCTCGTCCGTTCCGGGCTGGTAGCCGGGAGGCTTGGAGGCATCCGCCAGAGCCGCCTCCCAGCTGGTGTCCCAGCCGGGCGAGGCTGCCCAAGTCAGGCTCCACTCCTTGGTCCACGTCAGCGGGTCAATCCCGGCGTCTGACGCGCAGCCTTGTTGAGCAGCCGCCGCCGCGACCCGCTGTTGCATGAACGGGTCCGCCGCGATGGTGCTGGTAGTCAGGTATCCCATGTCACGTCCCTCCGTTGGTCATCCGCTGGGGCGGTGGCGGAGGAGGGAGGTCTGATGGTGGTGGTGGGTTGATCATCTCCATCCTCGCCTTCTCGACCGCGGTGCCCAAGTTCCCGTCCACTCCAACCATCGTGGGCCTGAAGTTGGGCTGGATCGTCCCCTGGAGGCTCGTGATGGTAGTCCCCGGGGTGACCGTCCAGGTCCCCACGATGGCTTCCGCCTCCGCCAGGTCCTCCGCCTCAAACATGAAGTTGACGGAGAAGGTTGCCATGATGCTCCTTTCAGACGACAATGAACCAGTTGACAGTTGCGTACGGCGGGAGGTTGTTGTGGGGCTGGCTGCTCCCCTCCGCGGTGATGGAGTGGGCGTGTCGAGCAGTCGCCCCATTGACTCCAATCCCGGTCCCCGCCGCGTAGATGAACGCTCCATAGGGGTCGTGGCTTGGAGGGGACTGCGCAAAGTGGATGCCACCTGCGACGCCGCCCGCGTAGCCGGTGACGCTAAACGTCCCGGAATGTGTATGGCCCGGGTCGCTGATCCCGTGGGCGTGGTCGGGCGAGTCTGTCCCGGTCACTGCTCCGTGGGAGTGGCTAGGCATCTCCGCCGTCGAGAGGACGTGGGACGCCTCGCCGCCGGTCGCTCCCAGGTCCCCGTTGGCGCCCATGGGCACCCTGCTCCGGAGGTCCGGGAGGTTGAACGTTGTGGAGCCGTCTCCGGCACCGTACGCATCCCCGATGGCCGCGTACAGCCCCGCGTACAGGGTCCGATCAACGGCAGCCCCGTCGCACAGTAGGCAGCCCTCTCTGGTGGCAGCCGCGGAGGGGATGAGGTCCCCGGTCACGGTCCCCGGCGTCCCCGGAGGTCCGGCCGGTCCGTCTGCGCCCTGAGGTCCGGCCGGTCCCACGAGGGCTCCGCCCGGATCAATCTGAGGACCGGTGACCTTGATGATGAAGGCGAGGACGATGTATGGCGGGAGATTGTTGTGTGCTGCTCCGCCGCCCTCCGCGGAGAGAGTGTGGCTATGTCGAGCAGATGCGCCCGCGCTGTAGCTCCCGCCGCCACCTTGCATCGTGAGCCCCACCCAGCCCGGTGTCATCGCGTTGTATGTGTTGACCATTGAGTCGAGGACCTGAGCAACATGCCATCCCGCCGGACCCCCAATGTCGTGGGTGTGATCGGGCGAGTCCGTCCCGGTGACGCCGCCGTGCGAATGGGAGGGCATCTCCGCGAGAGTCAAGACGTGGGACGCCTCGCCTCCCACCAGCCCCAGAGCCCGGGTGGCCGGATTGGAGCCCATCGCGAACTTGTCGCGGAGGTCCGGGAGGGCGAACGTGGTCACCACACTCTCCTCGCTGCTCCCGGTCCCGTACGTCACCCCAACCACGGCGTACAACTCCGGGTAGTCCGCCTGTTGGAGGGCTCGACCGTCGCACAGCATCCAGTTCTCAGGAACGGTCGAACCCGACCACGCCTTGATCGTCCCGATCTGGTCGCTGTCGTACACCTGGCCCGGCGGTCCCGCCTCGCCCGCTGGCCCCTTGATGCTGTTGTAGTACCGCCAGCCCACGAACTGTTCGCTGTACCGGAACACGTCCCCGGAGTCCGGGTACAGGAACATGTCGCCCTCTTGAGGGTTGACCACGTCCGTGTAGTCCCAGATGCGACCGTCCTGAGTGAACTGACCGGAGACGTACCAAACGGAGCCCGCCTCGCCCGGCGGTCCGGCGGCTCCCGGGTCGCCCTGCTCGCCCTGCTCGCCCGGAGGTCCGGCCGGTCCGTCCTCGCCCGGCGGTCCGGGAGGGCCAGGAGGTCCCGGGTCGCCCTTGAGGATGTCGCCCGGCTCGATGTGGATGCCCTTGACCTTGATGATCTGGGCGATCATGATGTACGGCGGGAGGTTGTTGTGTGCTCCGTCTCCACCCTCCGCGTTGACTCCGTGCGTGTGGCGGGTACTCGCCCCGCCTGTCTGGACTGCGCCATAGCCCGCGTCTGACCACCCGCTCACCATGTGCTGGTGCCAAGAACTGACGGTGCCTGACCAGAACTCCATGTGGTGGCTGTGATCCGCGGACTCCGTGCCCATGTTCGTTGAGTAGCCGGAGCCCGGGGACGTGTACGCCGGACCGGAGCCGCTGTACACGTTGAACGCCTGGCTGCTGGTCGGGTGGAGGTTGTTGATCCCGTGGACGTGGCCCGCCGACCGGCCCCACGTATCGCCTGCGACGTAGTGTTGGTGGTTGACGCTGTCCGTTCCGGACGTGATGTTCATGGGGTGTTGATGATTCCCGCCCAGGTGGGAGTGGTCGGGTGAATCGTTCCCGGTCGCCCCGCCGTGGGAGTGGGACGGCATCTCCCCGGGGAGCAGGACATGCGACGCCTCGCCGCCGACCGTCCCCATGTCCCCGTTGTTGGCACCGTAGATCATCCGGTTGCGGAGGTCCGGGATGTTGAAGGTGGTCGAGCCGTCCCCGGGTCCGAACGTGTCCCCGATGATCCCGTACAGGATGTCATACTCAGTCCGGCTCAGAGCCCGGCCGTCCGCCAACATCCAGTCCTCCGGGATGACGAGCCCGCTGAATGCCTTGATGGTCCCGACATAGTCAGTGTCGTACACCGTCCCCATCGGACCCATCTCGCCCTGCTCGCCCTGCTCGCCCTGTGGCCCTTGAGGACCGGTGTCGCCCTTGTCGCCCTTGGGACCTTGCGGACCCTGTGGGCCGGTGAGTCCCCGGTCGCCCTTGTCGCCCTTGGTCCCCTGAGGGAGCCCGAATGAGAACACGAACTGGTTGTAGTCCGGCTCCTGGACCTGGACCGTGGCCACATCCGCGGGAGCCAGTGTTACGGCTGACGCGGTGATGTCTACGTCATTGGCGGGACCTCCCCCTGTAGGGTAGACCACGTACATGGTCCCCTGCTGTCCTATGGCACAGCAGACCACATCTCCTGGCTTGGCCTCCGTCTCGTTGCGGATCGGTCCCCAGAGGGCGGAGGAGCCGTCCACCCTCAACCACTCTTGACCCGCCTGCTGGACGAGGATGCCCTCAAGGACTTCCCGGGCTCCCGCCTGAGCCGACTGGTACGGCTTGGGTGCGGTGATGCTCAACATCCCCTCCAGTGTCGCTGGACGAACCCGCCGATGGACCGCGCTGTCGGCCACAGCTTCCCGCCGGAGCCGCCGCCGGTGTCGAACCGCCACATGGGCTTGTTGTGCCACCGGATCCAGATGTGACCGCCGTTACACATGATCGTGAACGTCTGGCCCGGACCCGCCTCGCCCCAGGACGTGTACTGACCAGACACCGGAGCGTTGGGACGGAGCGGCTGGGGGATCGGGATACCAGCCATGTCCAACACCTTGGAGACGCCGGAGGAGCAGTCCATGTAGCCTCCCTGTCGCTGCTCGTTACGCCGCGGCTGGCTGTAGGTCGTGTTCCAGCCGGACACGATCTGAGCAGCTTGCCACGCCTTCTCCGCCGCGTCAGAGCCGGTGATCGCACCGCCGCTCGCCTGAGCCCCGCCCGGCGTGGTGACGGTCCTGCTCGCCTTCTCCTCCGCGGGCTCCATGGCCGCCTTCCCGGGCTGGACCAGGGTGACTTCCGCGATGGGCTTGAACCAATCCCGGCGGATGGACTTGACGAGCCACCGGCCGTCCGGGACCTCCCAGCCCTGTAGCTCGACCACGCAGCCCGGCGGGGCACCCCAGCGGTCGAGGGCGACTGTCACCGTACACTCGCTGACCGGCTGCCCCCAGTCGCAGTCAAACGTCAGGTCGAGGACCGCGAGGTCACCCGGCTTGAACGTGTAGCGGATGCGCCGGTTGTACAGCTGCTCCTCGCTCATGTAGTACACGGCGGAGCCCACGACAAAGAAGCGCCAAGCGACCTCGTCAGCGAGCCGCTTGATGGACGTGTACGCGGACTCGTCCTTGTCCCGGGCGAACTGGTACGCCACGCTGTACTCAACATCGTACGAGGTCGCTGCGCCCTCCGCGGTCCCGCCTGCTCCGCCCCACGCCCGCAGTAGCTCGACCGCGGCTGGCTTTGACTTGTCGTACCGGGATGGGAAGGCTGAGCCCTGGATGGTCTGGGCGATCTTGCCCTCAGACCAGGACGGGAACGCCTTGGCGAGCGCAACGGCTCCCTTCCCGCCCTGCGCTCCCGTCCACGAGGGACCGTTGAGGAACCGGCCCACGCACCAGTCGATGTTCGTGGCGTTGGCTCCGTGCATCCCGCGACGGACCTGTAGGATGCCCTCGCTGTCGGCATCGTTGTGGACCGCGGAGTTGGACCAGTGGTTCTCGATGTTACACGCCTCCACGAGGGCGATCCGGGCTCGCTGGTCGCTCGTGATCTTGTCCGCCGCCCTCATCACCGTCTCCGCGTTGCGCCGGCAATCGCCCGTGATCTCATAGCGGGCTCCGTTCCCGTCCATCCCGTATATCTTGGCATTCGGGCTGAACCCGCCGCCGCCGCCGGAGCCGCCGGAGGTCGTGGACACCTGAGTCTTGTTCTGGGCCGGGGTGGATGTCTCGACCGGCTGTCGCACGAGGAGTTCGGGGCAGATGAAGGGAGGCTTGATCAGCTTGACCTCGCGCAGCTGGGAGAGGACGAACTGCGCCCGGGTCACCTGACGCCGGGAGGCTCGCCGCTCGCCCACGATGCGCTTGAGCAGGTAGATGATGATGTCCTCAAACGTCAGGGTCGCCTCGTTGGCCGCGTAGCTCGCGCCCACCTTCACGAGCCGGAACCGGGCACCGTTGAGCCGGACCTCGCAGGGCTGGCCGCGGAGGTCCGGCCGCAGCATTGGCTCCCAGCCCTCATCGACCTCCTTGGCCTTGTACTTCTGAGCCACCGCTGCTCGCCGCTCCGCCGGAGTCAGGACGTGCGGGACGTACCGCTTGGCCGCTTGGCTGAAGATGGTCTTGAACGGGTCCTTGACCTTGATGGTCAGCGTCGAGGCTCCGTCAATCGTCCGCTCCATCTCAATCGAGGACACGGCTCCGATGATGTCGAGCCCGCTGACCCGCGGGTCCGTCCACGTGAGGTCGAGGTCGGTGAGCGCCAGAGTCGGCTGTAGCCCAACCTTCTCCCAGGTAGCCCACTGGTTCTTGTTCGCCATCGAGGTCGCCTGCCACTTGAACTCATCGTCCTTCCGGGCGGCTGCTCTGGGCTCGACTAGCCGGGCTCGCATCACTTCTTCTTCTTGGGCGGAGGAGGAGGCATGACCGGGACCATGATCTGGATCCCAACCTTGAGCTTCTGGTTGGCCGTCTTGATCACACCCTTCTTGTTGAGGTTCATGATGTCCTTCCACCCACACCGGCGGCTCCGGGCGATCTTGGCCGGAGTGTCGCCCTTCTTGACCTTGTAGATCACCGTCTTGGGACGAGGCTTGGCGAGAGCAGCCGCCCTCAACGTCTCATAGAGCGGTGGCATGTACTCGATGAGGTGAAGGGTCATGTCCTGGCGGATGCGCGCCATGCCCCGGTTCCGGAGGACGATGTCACCAAAGCCCAAGGAGCCGATGACCCAGCGGTCCGCCGGGAGGTTGGCGATGCCGTCCAGCCACACGATCCCCGGAGCCGCACGAGCCGTCCCGCGGGTGACGTCGATCAACTCCTGGATGTACTGCTCGACACCGTTGACGTTGTTCCAGAGGATGTGGAGGTCACCCTCAAGGGGAGGGACGCCCAGCCAGTCGGTCATCCCGATGGCGCGTGGGCGTTGAGTCGCCTCCCACCCTCCCGCGACATCGTTGAGCTTCCAGCCGTCCGGCCCAAGCCAGACCGTCCGGTTGAGCGGCGGAGCGGAGCACATCAAGTGGACCCGCCCCGGCGTGTGCTGGTGGCCCAGCTTCCCGACCCGGACCGCCTGGCGTTGGGCTCCGCCGTAGCTCTGGTTGAGAGCGACTGTAGCCATCAGCCCACCTGCTTCCCTTGTCGAGCAGCCTGGTCAGCGTACCACGAGCCCGTGGCCAGCGCGATCTGACGCCGGTCGAGGTACACCGGCACCGTGATGTTGGCCGACATCGAGCCGGACGCCGGAGTGAGCGGGATCACAGAGGCTCCGGCCGGCAGCGTGACTAGCTCCGGTCCCTGCTCGCCCACCAGCGCGGTCCCGCCGGTGAGCATGGTCCCGCCGCCCGCGAGAGCAGGCAGGGTGAAGTCCACCGGACCGACCTTGATGTGGTCCCCGAATGGTGTGCTGGCGTTGAGCCAGTCGGCTATCTCCCGGCCCACGTTGGCCGCGAACCCGCCGGAGAAGATGGACTTGATCACGCCCGGTATCTTGCCAAAGATGTCCTTGACCGTGTTCAGGACGGACTGAGCCGCAGACTTGATCTTGTCGAAGTGGGTGATGATCACCGCCACCGCCACCCCGAACGGTCCGCCCAGGATACCCGCGAGGAGCGGCCAGTTGCCCTTGATCCAGTTGAACACCGTCTTGGCTGCTCCGACCATCCAGTTGAACGCCGCCACCGCCCCGCCCATCGCCGCCTGGACACCGTCCCGGAACCAGCCGACCTTCATGTAGGCCACGACCATGATCGCGATGAGGGCGGCAATCGCCGCCACCACGAGGACGATGGGGTTGGCCGTCATCGCCGCGTTCAGCAGCCACTGAGCCGCCGCCCACGCCTTGGTCGCCGCGGAGGTCGCGAGGCTCGCCACCTTCTGAGCGATGGTTGCCCCGGTCAGAGCGGAGACCATCGCGGTGATCTTGGAGATCACGAACAGCCCCACGAGGGCGGCTCCCAGGGCCAGGACCGCGTACGTCAGCAGCTTGGAGTGCGACATCCACCCGGAGAAGGTTGTGATCACCGGGACGAGGACTTGGGTCAGGGACGAGATGACCGGGAGGAGAGCCGACCCCACCGCCACCTTGACGCCCATCGTTGCCATCTTCATCTCCCGCTGCTTCTTGGCGAGGTCCAGAGCCGCCTTCCCGGAGTCGCCCAACGGCGGGACCAGCTTCTGCGCAGCGTCCAGCTGCTCCTTGAGCCCGGCGGACCCGGAGTTGAGGATGGGGAGGAGAGCCTGGCCCGACCGTCCAAACAGCTTCTGAGCCAGAGCCGCCTTCTGAGCACCATCGGGCATCGCTTTGAAGGCGTCCGCGATCTGGTACATCCGCTGGTCCATCGGGAGGGCGGCCAGCTTCTTGGACGAGAGCCCCAGCTGGGAGAGGGCGGTGTCCGCGGACTTGGAGGGACCTCCCAGGGCTCCAAGCGACCGACCCAGCGAGGCCATGCCCATCTGTAGCTGGCTCGTCTCGATGCCCCGCTGTTTGGTCATCACCGCCCAGTTCTGAGCCGTCTTGGCGTCGAGCCCGGTGACCCGCTGGAGTGTCTTGGTGGACTTGGCGAGGTCCGCCGTTGTCTGGACGGAGCCCTTGAGGAACCCCATCGCCTTGTAGGTCGCTCCCGCCGCCGCCGCCGTCTTGAGCAGGGAGGTTGCCGACACCTTCCCGCTGGCGGCTGTCTTCTTGGAGGAGTCCTCCGCGGACTTCCCGATGCCGGTGACGTCCTTGGACGCCTGCTGCGCACCGGCGGAGAACTGTCGCTGGCCGTCGAGGACGAGCCGGGCTGCGATCAGGTCAGCCACGGTTCGCCTTCTTGGTCGCGTCCTCCATCAGCTTGTGAGCCATGGCCGCCGCCTCGACCAGTAGCTCACGGTCCACCGGACCTGCGTTGATGACGCCCACCGGGTCCACTCCTGCTAGCGCGCACATGGCCAGCGTCCTTACCCAGCCGCGTCCGATGATTCCCCCACGCCCACGTCCTCTGTGGTCGAGGGGTCGATCATCCAGTTGGCCAGCTTGTCCCCGTGGCTGGTGATCGCTGCTCCGTTGCGACCGAACAGCCGGGTAATGACCTCGTGGGAGGACAGGACCGGCTCACTTGGCCCGCGGAGGTCGAGCAGCCGGGCCAGCCGGTCCTCCAGCCGGACCGGTCCCTGGTCATCGCACAACTCCTCCTCCTCGCCCTCGTACCGGCCGATGAGGCACACGCAGGCTCGCGCCATCATGTCCATCGTCACGGAGGTCGCTGAGATGTCGTTGAGGTCCACACCCGTCCGCGAGGCGACAAAGCGGTCCATCTCGCCCGGCGGCAGGACGCCGTACTTGATCCAGAGCCGGTCCCCGAACTCCCCGCCGACAGCTAGCTCTGTCTGCTTGGTCTCCTGCTGGGCTCTCGCACGTTCTCTGAGCCTCGCGACAATGCTCCCAGGGGTCGGGACAGGGGAGGAGCCCTCCGGCGGCTCGTGCCCATTCTCCTGGGTGGCCGGATGGAGTGTGACTCGCCCCTCCATCAGGACACCGTGTCGATAGTGAACTCCATCTCGATGCGGGACTCAGAGGACCCGGTGGAGTCCGGCTCCGGCGGGAGGACCCGCTTGAGCGTCCCGCTCATCGCCAGAGGCTTGCCCTGAGGGTTCTTGTGGATGTCGCCCGGCTGCTGGCCGATGGTCCCGCGAGCAGCGCCAGCCATGTTCATCCAGCCCGGGACCTTGGGCCAGTCGCGAGCCCAGTCGCAGAACCGGCTGATGGTCACGTTCCCGTATGACTTCCGGCCGCCCATGCTGATCTCGTCCACCATCCCTCCGGGCGGGTATTTCAACTCCTCAGAGTCCGCCTCGCCGCCCTCCTTCTTGTCCCAGACTCCCTCGTCCACCCCCTCCAGGTTGAGGGTCACGATCCAGGTGTCTTCCCTTGTTGGGTTCGGCATGTCTCCTCCTTACGCTGCGATTGACCGTTGGAGCGGGACCTTGACGATGTCGAGGGCGATCCACTCCGCGATGCGCGAGGTCCGGAGGAGGACCTGGGCGTGAATCTCCCCGGCCGCCACCGTCTCGACTGTGTTGATGCCCGGGTAGCTCGTGTCCACCCGGAACCCCTCGTCAGGCGTCTCCCCGAACAGAGCGTCAGCCTTCCAGTACCGCTGACAGACGCCGGTGAGCGCCACGTTGACCCGGCCAAATATCTTGCCCCGGCCGTCGATGGTCTTGAGGACAAAGTCCTCCATGATCGCGTCGCACTCGTGGGCGACCATCATGACCACCCTGCTCTCCTGGAAGAACACCCAGTTGGACTCGTCCTGTCCGGCGGAGGTCCTGTACCCGTACGTCCGGAACTGGTTGTTGACGACCTTCCCCAGCGTGACGCCCGCATAGTTCAGCTGCTCACGGTCGTCATCGCTGAAGTCCCGTTTGGGTCCGATGGCCAGCCGTGAGTAGCCAGTCGAGCCGGCAGCGACCTGCGACGGATCGTTGAGCCCGTCCACCCGGGCGATGATCCCCATCTGGACGCCGCTGTACGGGACCTCCCAGACGGCCGGAGCGACCTCGCCTGGGTAGTCCAGCACCTGGCCAAGTGACAGAATCTTCCGCCCCTTGCCCGGGAGGTCCGCGATGGCCTGGACTGCTCCCTTCAACTCCGCGGGCTCCCCGGAGTCCGGGAGGTCCGCGCATGCCACGCGGTGGTACTTGTCGCAGTGCGCGTCGAGCAGTGCGTGGCTGTCCGGGTCGGTGGAGCCCGGGAGAGCGACCTGAGCCGGTCCCAGGTCATAGCTGAGGGTGTCGAGGGCGATGCCCAACTCATCCGCGTCCGGCTCGCCGCCCGCCACCCCGCCCGCGAGGGCGACCACGATGGCCGGATCATCCTCCGCCGGGTAGGTGGGGCTGTCCTGCTCCGTGATGCTGATCGTGTCGGACTTGAACCCGGGGACCTGCGCCGCGGAGAGCGGCACCGACTGCTCCTTGAGTTGAGCGTCCTCGCGGACCTGTATCACATAGTCCGGCTCCCCGCCCGGACCCGGCTGGGGAGTAATCGTCACCTCAACATCGTTGCCCCACTCGCCCGGTCCGTTGGCGTGGATGTCGAGCCAGCCGGGAGCCTCGCCGCTTGCCGGCACTCCCTCGCTCGACGTGGCGCGCACGACCCAGAGGATCAGTCCGCCCTCCTGGAAGAAGGCATACGCCGCCTTGTACATGTCCGGTCCTCCGGCCAGAGCCCCGAACGTGTCCTTGTAGTTGCGGAAGGAGAGGCACTTGGTCGGCTGAAACGCTGGCCCCTTCTCCGTGATCCCGACGATCATGCCCGTCCCCGTGTTGAGGACGGCTCCCGCCGGGGTGAAGTCATCGAGGACCTGTGTGGTTACTCCTGGTCTGGGCATCAGCCCTCCGTTGTTGGGAATGGTTCATCCAGCGGGACCTTCTCCACGTCGAGGTCCCATGTCTCAACGACCGGCCAGACCGGTCGATCAGTCGGTGGTTGGTCGCCTTCCGGCGGGTACATCGGCTCAGTCGGTCCTGCTCCCCACTCGCCCCAGTGGTCCGTCTCGATCAAGAAGGAGGTCACCGCGAGACAGGTGGTGCGGTCATCCTCGATGGCGAGGACCGCGTTGGGCCGCTCCGTGACCGGGTCGATCATCCCCAGCAAGCCATCATCGTCTCGCTGCTGGATCATCGCCAGCCGGATCGCGAGCGACTGCATCCGGGAGATGGTCAGGGCTCGCGGAGCCGCCCGGACCTTGGAGCCCTTGGCGGACACGTGGACGCCCAGGTCAACAGCCCACTGGGCCAAGAACACGGAGGAGCCGTCCTCATCGTTGTGCTTGCGCGGCGGAGCAGGGATGCCGTTGTTCACGAGGATGACGCATGGCAGCTGGTCCTCCGGGAACCGCGCCATGTCAGTGGCGACCCGCCACGAGCGGATCGGGAGCAGATAGCTTGGCTCACTCCCCGCCTCCCTGCTGACCTCGTGTTGGTAGGTGGGGAGCCACTTCCACAGGAGGTTGAGGATGGCCGCCTCCAGATGGTGGGCTCCGACGAACTCCCCGAACACATGGGTGTACTGGCCTGCGCTCACTGGTATCCCTCGATCAGGACTCGTTGGATGGTCTTGATGATCTCCCGCTTCTCCGTCTCGCGGAGCCGGAGCGGACGAGCGGGCATCGGCGTCCTCGTCCCGAACTGGTGGAACTTGCCCGGGACCTCCGGGGCGAGGGCGACCAGTTCACCCGGGTTCTTGTGGACCACGAGCCCGCTGGTCATCGCCTTCCGGTACGCACCCGACCTCGTGAGGATGGGTCCCGGGGAGTAGCCCTGGGCAATGCGGTCCCGGATCGTGGACGCCTTGAGGGGAGCCCAGCCAGGTCCCTCGCTCGCAAAGTTGCGCTCAAACGCCTTCTGTAGCTGGGGCTCGACCTCATCCCAAGCAGGGGTCATGTCCATCGCCCGCTCCGCGAACCGCAGCAGCTTGCGGGCGACAATGGTGTCCCCGAACACTTCCACTTTCATCTGGAAGGGCATGGCCCTCCCGATTCTCTGCCAATCTCTGGTCGGCCAGGGATGGCCCTGACCCGTAGCCCAGGTGGACCTGCGCGAGCCTCAGAGAATTGGCGAGAGTGGGCACAGACGATGAATCTGCGGACCCGCCGCCGGTAGTTTCGCACCTGCCACGTGGCGAACCCCTTACTCACCATCGGGTCTGCCACCCCACCATCCCACCTGCGTCCACTGGGAAGGCGTAGTGGGGCTCTGTCGAGCCCTCTGCGCCGCCGCTGTCCGGCTCGACTGCTCCGCCTGTGACGCACTCGCGGACTGCTTCCACGAGGTCGCCTATCAGCCCGGACTTGCCGTCAGGACCCCAGAAGAGTTCTCTGTACTGGTCATACGCGGAGCGGCTGGACTGCACCTGCTCCGGGAAGTAGCTCAACTCCACCAACATCGCCGCGAGCAGGGCGACAGTGGTCGCCGCCTGCGTCATGATGTCGGCCGCGGAGGAGCAGGTCAGGACCTCCGGCGTCAGCGGACCCGTCTGGCCCAGGATGGTCGCCTGCGCCATGGCCAGCAGCCGCTCGACCTCGCCCAGAGTCGGGCGAGTGTCATCCGTCCACTCGCCCAACTCCTTGTCAGTGCTGTCCTGGGTGCGAGCCCGGAGAAGGACAGCTACATCGTCCGGCGTTGCCGGCCAGGTGACGGTGGGCGTGGTGCTCACTCGTCCTCCTCGTCCGCCTCGCCCTCGTGGATGATCCGGTTGAGGTCGTGCGACACCCCCTTGCGAGGCTGTCCGCCGGTCGCCTCCTCCTCCGCGGCCAGCAACAACTCCGCCTTCTCAGGGTCATCCTCCGCCGCCTCGACCACGACCCTGATGCTGGGGTGTTCGCGCCTGATCCAGTTGACCAGGGCGGTGTGGTCGGAGAAGTCGAGCCCGCCGGTGTCCTCCTCGACCTCCGCCGGGCTCGCCTGCTCGACTGCAAACGACCGTGCCCGCTCGCCCCGCTCAACGTCCTCGTCTCGCGGGATGTCCACGGTGTCCCCGCGGAGGGCATGCCTGACGGACAGGATGTCCTCCTCTGTACCGTCCCGCCGGAGCCGCACGCGGCCGGTCGGGACAAAGTACATGAACTGCGCTGCGCGGATCGTTCGGGTGGCCATGGCTGCTACGCTGTCCCGGCCAGCCCGGTGAACCGCAGGATCGCGAACTTGTTGTCCACGAACCAGAGCGGGCGAACAGAGGACTGAACCCACGTGCGCTCTGTCTTCTGCTCGCGCCACGTCTCCGTTCCCAGTGGCTTCTCGATGCGCATCTGGCCCACCTGTCGCTCCGCCACCGCGAGAGCCTCACCAGCAGGCTGACGTGGGGTGGAGTAGATGGACGGGATGTTGGGCCCAACGACCTGGGCACCGTAGATGGCGGTGAGGGCCAGAGCCTCCTGCGGATTGACGATCCACAGGTTGTACTCAATGCCCATCTCCTCCGTCTCCGCCTGCATCTGCGCCCGCCCAAAGTCATAGGCGGGTGACAGCTGCGGCGTGTCCGTCTCCGGGTTGTAGCTCGACCAGTCGTTGCCGACCACGTCACGAGAGCCGTCCGCGATGGCCGCGTTGACCTCCGCGATGGCCCTCTGGTTGAGCTTCCGGGTGACCGTGTTCGCCAGCTGACGCATCAGCTTGGTGAACCCGGCCGTGTCGTTACGGTCGCGAGCCTCGTCCGTCACGAACGTCTTGCCGCCCCACTTCTCGACCTCTGCGACCTTGGGGGCCAGACGCTCACTCGTGACCAGCGGGAACTCCGCCGCCGGGCTGACCTGCTCGATGTCGCGGTTGAGATACATCTCATTCTCTTGCGCTTCATCGTACACCACGGCTCCGCCGGTGACGCCGCCGCCGGATGCGAACAGCCGGTCAGCCACGAACCGCTCTTGGGTCAGGTCCATGATCATCCGTGTGACCCGGGTCGGCTGCTGGAGCATGGTGTCCACCGTGATCGAGGTCCCGACTGTCGTGGGAGGACCCAGCGGGTGGGTGGTGGGGGACGGGTAGCGGGTCACCGCAGCGTGAACGCGACCTTGACACGCGATGATCCCGTGCCGCTCGACACTTCTCTTGTATGCGCTTGTGTTCATTCTCTCACCCCCTCTCAGAACAACTTGACGATGGCGTCTTCACCTGCTGCGGCGTCCGCGAGGGCGAGCCCCCTCGCAGTCGTGCGGTCCGCCACGACCGCTGCTTGACCGTTGGCCCCGACACCGACCAACGCACCGGCCGTGATGGCCGCTGACGCCGTGACCGGGACCGTGAACCCGCCGCAGAGGACAGTGGTGGTCTTGCCGTCATCCGCGTCATGCTCCGCGACACCCAGCGTGGCCGGGTCATCCGCTCCCGCCGGAGCGATGAGGACGTTGCCGCCGGTCGCACCCGGGTCCAGTCCCCTGCTCCCCGGGTCCTTGGCCGCCGCGACCTTCACGAACGTCTTGCCAACGACCCTGGCCCCGTCCGCACGTCCCGTGATCCGTGAGCTTGGCTCATAGTACGGGACGCAGAGGTTGTCCGTGTTGTTGGCCATCAGTTACCACCTCCTCTCTGAACCTCCGGCAGCCACTCCGCCGGGTACGCCTCGATGGTTGTGTCCTCCAGCGGGCTCTCCATGCCCTTGGCCGCCACCGGGACGAGTCCCTTGGCGAGCCCGCCCTTGTCCTCCGCAGCCGTGAGCAACGTCCTTGCGCCCTCCGGGTCCTGCTCCAGCATGTTCAGCCAGTGCGGCCGTCGAGAGGGCGGGATGCGACCCTCACCAATGGCCGCGGTGAGGATGCGCTCCCGGTCCTCCGCCGTCTGACGGGCGAATGCCTGCGCTCCCTGTTCCGCTGCCCGGCGTGTCGTCTCCCACGTCGAGCGGTCCACCGTGACTGTCCCGGACGCCGCCGCCGCGGGCTCCACCGCTCCGGCGTCACCCTCTGTGGGCTCCGGGACCTCCTCCGGCTCCGCGGTGGCCGGGTCTGTAGGACCGCCTGGGGCTGTGTTGTCCCGGGCTCCCGGCTGGTTAGATGCGCTCGTGCCCGGCTGTTCCGCCGCCGGAGCCCGCTCGCCCTGCTCGCCCGACTCGTGACCGGGCGGAGTGATGATGCCGGCAGACGCCAGAGCCGTCCGGACCTCCTCGTCACTCGCGTCCTCCGCGAGCCCAAGTGAGTTCCGGAGGGCAACTGGGTCCACTTCAGTGGTCACACCCACTGTTCGTCCCTCCTGTTCGGGGCGACTGTCCGCCCGGTTTGCGTACACAGCGATGGATCGCCCCTTGGGAAGTTCCGGGACCACCCACGCTGCTCCTGCTGCCTGCTTGTCCGGCTGCTGCCCAGCAGGCTTGTCCTTGTACACGATCTTGACCGCGATGGGGTCAGAGAAGTTGACTTCATCGCCCTTGGTTGTGAACGGCACCCGGTACAAGGAGCCGGAGTCCTCGTCCTCAACGATCAACTCGTTGGGGTCAACGAACATCGACCTGATCCACCACCAGAAGTTCTCCTGGGGCAGCTGGTCATAGTACTGACGCCGGATGTCCTCCGCGTCCACTTGTGCGCGGACCGCTGCTCCCCGCGCAGGGCGAGTCATAGCCTCGACCTCCTCCTTGGTTGTCAGGACGGAGATGTTGTCAGGTCCGTCCTCGCTGTACAGAGCCTGGATGTCCTCAAGAGTCCCCACACCGGGCCAGACCACCCCCAACAGGGCGAGGTCGGTCAGCACCATCCGCCAGTGGTGGCCGGTGTTCGTGTCCACGCCAATCGCCGCCTCGATGGAGCGGGCGGGATACGCGGAAGGCAGGACCTCCGCGAGCCAGGAGGGGACACCGATGTAGTCACCGACCACAAGGTGCCCCTCCTGCTCCAGACGGAGATTGCCCACGGTCCCGATGGCAGGCTGCCCGTCCGCGAGCAGCCCAAGGTTGGCGGTGTGCCCCAGCTTGAGCCGCGGAGCCTTGATGGCCGGGTCCCCCTGGCTCTCCACGATGTCGCTCAGGTCCTCTGTCGTGAACGTCTTGGGTCCAGTGCTGAGCGGGTACTCGATGCCCGTCTGGACCAGTTCAACGTCCTTGATCGTCACCGTGTTGGGGGTGGCGAGAGCGACCGCCTGGATGTTGACGCTGGGCGTCACTGCTACCCCAGGAGAGCCCTCGTGTTGAAGATGGCCGCGGAGTCCCGCCTGATCTTCTCCCGGCGTCCGGCCGGAGTGTTGATCAACACGGCGTACGGGTCCCACACCGGTATCTCGCCAGCGAACACGTCCACGCTGACCTCGCAGGTGCCGTTGAAGCAGTTGATGTCGTGAGGACCGGCCGCGAGCGGTCCCATCGTGCACTGCCACTCCCCGGCGTTGGCCCCTGAGGGAGCCGTGGTCTGGGCCATCGCGATCACATCTGTGTCGTCCACCTTGCAGTACGGCTGCTCAAAGGAGCCGCACGTGACCTGGAAGGTCGAATCACCTGCGCTGATCGCGGGCTCGACCACCATTGAGATTGCGCCCTCACACCCCTTGATCGGGCCAAGGACTTCTTCCGGCGCAGTTCGGACTTCTGGGGTTCCCATCAATAGCTCCTCTCGCCTTCATAGACAGCCACAACAGTTCCGCGGCACCGTCCACCGCCCTCGCAGTCGATGTACCCGCCGCCCGCGTACAGGGCAAAGGCGTCCTCCTGGGATAGCTCCGTCCCGTCGATGTCCATACACGCGCCACAGGTGTTGGAGTCGAGGAGTTCGCTGGCGTACATGGTGATCACGTTGCCATCGTCCTCCGCGTCCCCGAACACCTCAGCCCGGGACTCGTTGACTGCCTCGTTGATCATCCCCTTGATCTGGTCGCTGGCGAACATGTCCTGGCGGGCGAGGATGTCGTTGTAGACCTTCTCCGCGAGGTCATCGAGGTTGGGGAAGGACGCCTTGACCTTGGCGGTGAGCCGCTGCGCGTTCCCGGTGAGGGTCGCCCGGAGGGAGGACACCTGATCCGCCGCCATGACCCGCCCCTTGTCGCCCGCGATCAGGTGTTTGGCCCCGCCGTACTCGACTGCCTTGAGGAGCCCCTGCTTGACCAGCTCATCGCGAGCCTGGCCGGTCGCCACGCGAGCAGTCTCCGCGATCACCTTCATGAACGCCTCCTCAGCAGCCGCCGCGGACTCCGCCGTGGCTGCTCCCGCCTCCTCCATCGCCGCCGCTGCTCGCTCCGCCGCGTCCGCCCCTGCTTGGGCGACAGTCGCGACCACGTTGTCTGCGGTCGCTCCCTTGATCGCGGTCCGGATGTCCCCCAGCAACACCGCCCGCTCCGCGTTCCACGCCGCCTCAGCGGAGACGCCGCCCGCCTCTGCGGTGGCATCGAGAGCCTCAAAGTCCACACCGGCCGCTATCTCGTGGGGATAGGGCTGACGGCGGAGCGTACGCATGGGGAGACGTGGCGGAGGCATGGCGCTAGTGGAGACGCTGGGGTCCGCTTCAGCCCGTACCGGGCGAGCGGGTTGCGCAGCCGCGCTGTGCGCGTGCGCTGCACGTCGAATGTGCCCCGCTCGCCCGGCGGAGGTCGGTGGGGGCGCAGTGACCTCCGGGGGCAGTTGCGCACCGGCAAAGTCGGCCATGGTGGGAGCCTGCGAGATGTAGCCCAGCGTGGGAGTCTGCTCCGCCGTGGGGTCCACGTTCCAGTTCCACCAGTCCTCGATGACGTACTGGACGGTCACCGCAACCACCCAGTCCGCGATGTACACCTGTTGCTCCTTGAACCAGTCGATGAACTCCTGGCCCAGAGCCCGGGAGCCGGTAGCCGTCTGGCCCAGCTGCATGAACATCATCAGCATGGAGCGGGCCATCTCCTCATTCTGGAACCTGATCGAGCCGATGGTGTCGGGCATCGAGCCCTCTGTACCCACGAGCCGGAGCCGGGTCTGGTACGGGACCGCCCCGCCTCCTCGCTCGCCCGCCTTGTACTCCTGGGCCATGTGGTCGAGGTCCGCGATGTCTGCTCGTGTCGCACCCGGCGGAGCCTCGATGATCGGCATCCCGACTCCGTTGCGCTCATGCTTGATGGCGTCCACCCGCAGCAGCCGGTCCTTGACCAGCCAGTTCCGGTACATCGGCCGGTAGATGGACCGGCCCACCCAGTTGCCCGGCTCCTGGTCCCAGACGTACGCCACGAGCCGGTCCACCGGTATCTCCGGCGGAGCCTTGCCCACCTGGCCGAACCCCTGGACGATGGAGACGAGCCCGCCGTCAGGAGCCACCCTGATCTGCGTGATCGTCCGCGGGTGGCGCGGTCCCAGCTTCTTGAGCCGCCAGACCTGGGAGCCGCCCGGCCCATCGTTGGTGATGTCGCCCACCTGCTCAAAGTAGTAGTGGCCATAGATCATCGCCCGGAGCAGGGTGCCCAGGTGACGGTACCAGCCGAACCGCCCCTGGGACCGGAACCCCGCTGACTTGGACCCGGCAGCGAGGGACTCACGACAAGCCTCCTCCCCCACTACCAGGTTCAAGTCATTGGCGAGGAGTTCGGTGTAGAACGGGTCGCACTCATTGGGGTCGATGTACCAGCCATAGCGCATCAGCGCAGCGGTTGCGCCCAAGTACAGACCTTGGCACTGGGCGTCATTCCGCATCTGGTCATACCACTCGATTGAGCGCGGCCACTGGAGGTCGGGAGCCTTCTCGACATCGTCCATGAACTGCGACCATGGGAGGGCTCCTGTCCAGGTGTACGCGGACGAGTTGGCCGTGCCGCGCTCAGTCGTGGGTGCGTTCCCGTTGACCGACATCGGGTCAGTCCTCGTCCTTGTCCTCGCCCTTGGCGTCCTCGTCCTCGCTGCCGGCGTCCTCGTCCGGCTCCGACAGCTTGCGCTCCTGCTCCACCCGCTCCTTCTCCGGGTTGGTCTCCTCCTCCTCCTGCTCCTCCGCGGGCTCCTGGCCCTCCGGCTCCTTCTCTTCAGTCACTGCGCCTCCTTGGGGTTGAAGGTTCTAGGTCACTTTGGGAGGTTGGTGAACCCGGCAATCTGCTTGCCAGCCTCGCCGCCGCTCCACGAGGTCTTGCCCTTGGACTGCCAGCAGTGAACCGGCGTCCCGTCCTCGTACACAGCGAACAGCTCAAGGACTTCTGACGCGGTGAGGGTGGCGGAGAGCCCCGCGATGGTCTTGGGAGCCTTGGTGAACACCTTCCCGTCGATCCAGTCCGTCTTGCCCTTCTGCTGGTACCTGTACCAGACCGTCTTGCCGTCAGTCCCGACCCACCACACGTGGGTGGTCCCGCCCGCGCTCACTGCTGATGTGATCATGTCTGCTCCTTCTCCAGTTGAGGGACCTCCTCCCGGGCTCTCGCCGCGGGCCATGTCCAGAACGTAGTCCATGGGGAACCCGGAGCCGCAGTCATGGTGGCCGCCGCCCCTGCTCCCCAGGTCCACGTGCTGACAGACGCCGCGGCCGGAGCCCTGCGCCTGACTCGCATTGAGCCGGGTGATCGGGATACCAAAGTGAGCCGCCTCCTCCGCGATCCACTTGGCGCAGTTGACCAGCATCTCGTGGTTGTTGTTCCGCCACTCCGACTCCGACCACGAGGCGAACCCGCACAGCTCATTGGACGTGGCGACCGGGTTGAACTCGCTCTGGGTCCAGGACTTGTTCGACCGCGAGACGTACTCGCCCACGGTGTTGGGCTTATTGTCGGTCCCGACCTGGGAGGAGGCTGACACATCGCCCTGGAAGAAGGAGCCCAGGGACTCGATGGTGCGGGCTCCCTCCGCCGTGTGGAGGACGATCAGCCGGACGCTGGCCCCGCCGCGGCTGCTGTAGTTGGGCGATGGGATCCAGACCCGCTTGAGCGCCATCAGTCCTCCTCTCCGAACGGGCGACCACGCTTGCGCTCGATGTCGAGCCGCCGCGGGTCGCTGGGGTCAAGGTAGCGTGCGTCATCCTCGTCATCGAGGGGACCCATGTGCGGGTCAAACGGCTCGCGAGCGGGCTCCCGGTTCGGTCTCACCTGCTCGCGATCCTCACTTGATGCATCCATAGATGGTCACCTGTCCTCCAGGGTGGTTGATGATCACGTCCCCGGGGACGAACCCCGCAGGACAGGACACGGACCCGCTTGGCCCTTGAGGTCCGGCCGGTCCAGCGGGTCCGGCGGGTCCCGTTTGGCCGGTGGGTCCCGCCGGTCCCGCGTCACCCTTGGCGCCAACGGCTCCGGCTGCTCCGGCGGGTCCGGCCGGTCCCGCGGGTCCGCGAGGACCGCGTGGCCCAGGCGTCCCGTTGTGGAGCGTGATCGTCACCGTCTTGACGGGCGGTGGCGGAGTCCCCGCCCCCAGCGCCACAGCTGCGAGGGCTCCCGCGGAACCCGCGAGGACGAGGGACCCGGCCATGATCGCCCTAATGGTCTTCATGCTCGCCATGCTTGAGCCCCTCCTTGTAGGCGTCCAGCCTGGCGTCGCACTGCTCGCTCTCGTGTTTGACGATCAACTTCCAAGCCTGTACGGAACCCGCCACGGCGGCAACGGCGGAGACAATCGCTGCGATCCACTCCCACCACACTCACCGGCCCATCCTGTCGATCAGGGTCCCAGTCGCGATGCCGACCAGCAGGGCGATCAAGCACCAGAGGACGAGGGCGAGGGCGATGACCGCAGCCAGGCACACAAGCTACCACTTGCGCTCCAGGAGGTCCGCGGTCAGGCTCGACTCGTCAACGCCGCGTGAGTCTGCTCGACCGGCCGGTGGGAGCCAGAACTCACGGCCACCACCACAAGTGGACTGCATCGCCGCGTCCGCCCGGTCCGGGGAGGGCAGCCCTCGCTTCTCCATGTCCTCCTTGGACTCGATGAGGATGCGGCCGTCAGAGCGGATGCGGTACTTGATCGACAGCAGCTGGCTGATCAGCTGATCGTCCTCGCCCTCCGGCGGGAGGTCATACAGCCCCTGCTCAAGTCCCTCGCGGAACGCCCACCACTGCTCCGCCCGGCGGTTGACGAACCGGACCTGGCTGTGGGCCGTGGTCGGTCGCTCGCTCGCCACGAATGGGATGACCGGGAACCCCTGCTCACGGAGCCTGTCGTACACCCCTCCGCCGATGCCTACCGTGTCGATGTGACTGGGGGCATAGCCGTATGTGGCGTTGAGAGCCTGCGCCATACGGCCACTCGTAACCATCGTGTCCTGCTTGAGCGCGGTCCACTCCAGCCGGATCATCCCCGCCCGGTTGCGGTAACACGCCGTCTCGTTGTTGCCTGTGCGCGCCACGTCGAGCCCGAACACGCCGGGCTCGCTGATCGCTGCTCCAGACAGGTCCTGCTCCTGAGCCTGCCTGATCCAGGACGGGTAGATCAGTGTCTCCTCGCTGACCTCCGGGAACTCCGCCAGCACCTTGGAGATGTACAGAGGCGAGCCCTCGCCCCAGGATCGCTTGCGCTCCTCGACCCACTCCGGGGACACCAGGCGGTCGAGGACATCCTGTGGACAGGACTCGCCAGTGAACGCGGGAGTGTCGAACGCACTGATGGTGATCACGCTCCAGCCGGAGCCCGGCCGACAGACCCGCTCAAACTCGCTGGAGGGATCGTCAGGGTTGCCGATGGCGAGGACCCGGTTGGTCCGGCTCGTCAGCAGCGTATCCACCGCGGTCCAGAGCCACTTGGGGACGCCGCCCGCCTCGTCCAGCAACACGAGGACGTACTTGGCGTGGATGCCCTGGAAGGCTGTCGCCGCCTCCTCCGCGTTGCGCAGGTCCTGAGGCTTGCGACCGTACGCAACCAAGGTCCCGTCCCACTTCCACTCTGGCGTGTCGCCCTCCGTGATGTAGCCCGGGAGCCCCGCCTTGCGATGAGCGACCCGGATGTAGCGCCAGAGGATCGCCTTGACCTGGTTGGTCGAGGGAGCAGTGGTGACCACGAACACATCGTCAATCGGATGAGTGTCCAGCCACCAGGCGACTGCTCGCGAGGCGATGTGGGACTTGCCCGTGGCGTGGGCGGACTTGACGGCCGTCCGCCTGCTGTCGCGGATCGCGTCCATGATCTCCTCCTGGCGCGACCAGACGTGTTCACGGAGCCGGGTGCGCACCCACTCCGGTCCCTTGGCCGCCATCGGGTCCGGCTGCGGGTCGAGCCCGTCCGCGATGCGCGCCAGGAACCGCGTGGACTCCGGAGCGAACACGCTCACACGTCACCCACCAGTGCGTCTCGCCACCACGCCGCCAACTCCTCGCCTGTGATGATCGTCCCGTGGCCTACCCTACAGGCGTACTCGTCCCGTTGGCAGACGTACACGGAGCGCAACAGACACTGTGGGCAGAGCAGGGGAGCCGTCCCCTCCTCGCCCTTCAGCCGCGGATCGGTCGGTGGATCCATCCGCTTCACGATCCTGACGTTGACCTGCTGCGCATAGGGCGGGAGCCTGAAGATGAACCTGATCGTCACGCCGCGACCTCTGGAACAGGAGTCCCCTCCACCAATCTCCTCCTGATCCCGTCTCCCAAGCGGCGGACCTGATCGTTGTCGAGCCCGGCGTCAGCAGCCGCCGCCCGGATCGCGGCCAACACCCACGCCGCCTTCCGCTCCTCGACCTCGACCAGCCGCTCAGCGATGCCTAGCCGGGTCATGTCGGCTGCTATGGCGTGGACCTCCTCGCGCAGAGCAGCCTCAAGCTTGTACCACTTGTTCGGCTCGACCCGGACGTTGCCCTGGGCGTCCCAGTACTTGACCCAGAACTCCTCGACCGGCACGTCATCCGCGAACGTGGCCGCCACGTACAGGGAGCCCATGGCGCGGTCGAGGACGAGTTGGAGAGCCGCGGCAATGCTGACGTTCGCTGTCTGCTCCCACCTGGGATCGTCAGCGCACAACTCCCTCGCCTCATGCCACAACACGACCCGGCGGGTCATGCGACGCCGCCGCTTGGATCGCTCACCTTTGGACATCACAGGTCCGCCGTCTCGCCCGCTCACGGCCGGGAGCGTAGCTCGCCCGGCGTTGGACGGTCAAGCCATCGCCCGCCCGCGGCTCCTCCGCGTACGCGGGCGAGGCTGCGCCACCGCCGGGCGGGTCGAGAGCCGCCCTCTCCCTGCTGCGTAGGCAACGCGGAGAGGCTGCCTCCCGGCCGCTCAGTCCTCGACCGGAGCGGACGGCCACGTGGCGGCCGGGTGGTTGCGGAGGAGTTCGACACGCCAGCCGGTCGGGCAGAGCGTGAACACTCGCGGACCCCAGTGCGACTCCGCCTGCGACACAGGGTACGTCCGCGAGGCGACAACACGGTCGAACTGACTACCCAGCACCACGGCCGCGTGCGAGCGACCTCCGACGCAGCGGTGTCCGTCAATCCACGACACAGGTAGCTGCTCCACCGGAGTCGGGATCAAATGGACCCAGGACGAGGGCCACCCCTCCTCCGCGAGCCCCAGCCACGAGCGCAGCCATTCGGTGGGTCCCATAGCCCTCGTCCGCTGGAGCCGTTTGTACCCAAGCC